ACTCCTAAAAGATGAGTTTAAAGAGAAGTGCCTAGTTCCGGTTCGCGTGGGCCGAGACAAATCCGAGGTCCGAGAAATGGAACGCGTGGTTCCGCCAGTTTCAGGACACATATTTTTTGAAGCATATCTGTACGACTGCGGATCTGTAGGTTCCGTTGAAACTCAAAAAGAGTTAGCGCGGTGCAAGAACGAGAAAGATGTCGACGACGGCGGCATTGTCGCGGCTGCGATAGTCTGCGCGTGGGGCTACGGCGAAATATCTCCGGTAGACCGTACAGTCGTCGACGTGGTGCGGCTATTCGAGCGACGCCACCAGATACGTAAGCTGATTGAGATCATGGACGAAGAAGGCAACCTTCTGTCATTAGCTGACGGCGGGATTAAAAGTAATGACACGTTGAAATATGTCGCGTCATATTTTGAGGAAGGATTCCCCAACGTTGCGGTAATCAATACGGGCCGACCGTTTAACACTGACGATCCGGCACAACAATACTACTATTCACCTGAGACTTATGACCTATGAACGTACATAAACAATTAAGAAAGGTATACGGCGAGAACGTCTGTACGGCTTGCGGTAAATCGTGGGAAGACGGCGACGAGGTTCCAGTATGCGATGACGAACACCCGCGCGTTGAGCATGACCATTCGATAGAAGCCATTAAAAAGCATATCGGGTTAACCCCGGGCACTGTCTACCATCGAAATAAGGCCGGGGAAACAAAAGCTGCCGAGCCTGAGTTTTCCTGCTGGCTCATGTTGAGTGCGAACGGGTTCGCGATGGTCGGATATGCGCGTAATTACAGTGAAGCGTTAGCGTTGGCGCACCGTTGGGCCGGAAACAAAGTTACTGAGGTTCGACAATGGCTGGACCAGAAAGCCCCGGCGGAAATCGAAAAGCCTTACTTAGAATTAAGCCCATATCTGGTTAAGTCTTTAGATATCGCCCACGGACAAACACTCCTCAAAATAGTATCGCCTGTTTACTTCAAAAAGGTAGCGTAATGAAAGATTTATACCACGTTCAATACTCAACCCCTTTGCCTGACAAATCGAAAGTCGGCGATCCGGTTCTGTTGCGTATCGAAACTTCCGCTGGAAGCTGGCGGGAGTCAATTAACTTACGGTTTTTCATGATAGGGCGGATCACCCGGATAACGGCAACACAATACCTTGTCGCTGTCCCGGGTTGGGAAGGTCTTCGATTCAACCGTAACGGCGGTTTGCGCCGAGACAGCGCTTGCGGCACACGTTATATCAATTCATTCAGCGTGAGCCTATTAGACGATCACGTCCAAGGGATGAACTTAATCAAGGCTGAATGTGAAGCAAACACCCCGGAAAACAATAAACGACCTAATCCGACGTTTCACGCCCGAGGCGCTTCTGATATCAGTTTGACTGTCAGTAAGGTCGAACAGGTCATATCGAAAGCCGCTGAACTGTGGGCGGTAGTTCCGCGAGAGTGGAAAAACAAAGATAATCAACCTAATTTCCGGGACGACAAACTTCCCGTAGACATTAAACTTAGATTAGCCGCGAACTGCGATTCATTAGATAAACTTCACGAAGTATACCTTATGATCGCTAAATCATTCGGGCTATCGCCGGAACAGGAAGCCGAATAGTGGAAAACAAATACGTAGAGGCGCTTAACGCCTTGAAAGAACAACCGACGCATACGCCGGACAAAATAAAAGACCAATGGCGCACACCCGAATGGTTGGTTGAGGCGATTAACCATCTGTATGGGCCATTCCTTGTCGACTTATTCACTGACGGTCAAAACTCTAAATGCGACGTGTACTTCACGGCGGAAGATAACGCACTACAGCAAGACTGGAAAGCGACCCTCGACGCCGCGAAGTTTGATTTTGTTATGGCGGCTGACTGCCACGGTTATGATGCTACCGAAGACTTGAAAACAGCGTGTTGCTTCGCTAATCCACCGTACAGCCCATCGAAATATATCGGAAAGGGAAAAAATCGTATCGCCATTTGCGGCATGACGCACATCATGAAGAAAGCGTATGAAGAACACCTGAAAGGCTGTCGTTCGGTATGGCTCGTTAAGTCCGCAACATCCGAGGACTGGTGGCCCGATGCGCTTTGTAGCCAGATTATCCACATCAAAGGCCGTATCGCGTTTGAACAACCTGTCTGGTTTAACGACGAAGACCCTGAGCGGGCTAAAAGTAGTGCGGGTTTTGGGGCCTCAATTGTGATCTTCAACGGTAAGAATGATATTCAGGAAAAAGAGAAGTATATTACTCGCGCGGAACTTCGTACCATAGGTGAACCAATCGCGGAAATGAAGGCGAAACGCCGGGCCGATTGGATTGAAAGTTTCGATTTGTAATTAATGCGCGGCTCCCGGGCCGCTTACTCTAAAGGTGGACACCATGAAAACCATGCTTTACGTGCTTTTGGTGATTATTGCGGCGGCGGCGGGGGTTGGGACATACCTCGCGATCGGCTCGACCTCGTGCAGTAGTTACGGCGAGGCGAATAAGCAAGCTACTGAATACCGCGTTTTCGAAGGTTGCGGGATTAAAACTTCTGACGGCTGGCAGAAAATCTCCTTTAAATAGAGAAAACTGTTTGACACCGCGATCCGTATCAGCTACTATTTTCCTAACAAGTAAATAGGGGGTACGTATGGATCACAAGTACAAGGTATCGGACAGGAACACCGTCGCCCGCATTATGGGCCGTCATCGCCAATGGTGCGACGCTTACGTTGAAATTAAACGTATCGTTCGTGAAATGTCCGAAAAGGCTATCACCGATCTGGAAGTTGACGCGTTGCCGATCCACGCGCACCTTAACCGGATCGTTGGTTTTAATTCATTCTTTGAGAATACGCATAACGAATGGTGGGTCAAATTCAGGCCGTTCGAAGCGTACCCGTCTAACGACGGTAAAACGTTAATTAAGTATCGCGAAGCACATCCATGTAATATCTGGCGGAAGGTGGAAAAAATGGAATTCGATCACGAAGACTTAGAGCGTCGAGTCCGCCGGATTGAACAAATCTTACAGGGTAGCCCGGCAGCGACGGCCTACGATCGTAAACAGTGGCGACAAAACCGCATAAATGAATTAGTTCAAAGCGGCATGTCACATAGACAGGCTCGCCGTAAAGCGTGGCTTGAGGCTGGCGAGGAAATACCGAGAGAGGAAGTATGATGAAAAAAGAAAATATCAAAATCGATAAACCGCTATTACACGTAGACGACGATGTGCGTCGAGACTATCACCCTAGCGGAATCGTGTCGCTTGACATTAAAACGGAAGAATTGTCGTCCGACCTGAAACTTTTAATATGCGATACGGTTGAGGCGATGATCGTTCGATTAGTTTCGGCGCAGCGAAAATACGGGCGCGGTGACTCATACCAAAATAAAGATTGGGTCGAAAACGGGGAGCTATCACAACGAATTGCTTCGGCCCTTTATCACGGTCAGACAATCGATGCGCTCAACCTCACCATGTTTTCTTTACACCATGATTCAAACCCGGGCGACGCTCTTAGAAAAGTAGGCAAGGATAAATGATGAAATTAGTATACGTAGCCGGGCCGTATCGGTCTGAGAAGGTGGGCGGTGTTGGGGCCAACATTTCCAAGGCGCAATTAATGGGGCTTACCATTGCCACCAGCGGGCATAAATATAACCTGTTTCCCGTGATCCCGCACATGAATACGGCCCACTTTGAAACTCATGCTTTCCGTGTCGTTGAAATGTCCGGTGGGTTTATCGAACCTATCGATGATAATTACTGGCTTCAAGGAACCATGGCACTAATGGAAAAATGCGATGCCGTTTTATTGACTCATCCTCGCGCGGGTGCCGTAAGTTCCGGGACCAAAGCTGAAATACTTCGCGCCATTGAGTTAGGCATCCCTGTTTATGCTCATGAAGGTATGTTGTTTGCGGACGCACGAGAAGACACGATACCGAAGCGAAGTATTAACGCACTGGAAGACCTTAGCGAGTTTTTCGGGGACATTTAATGAATGATATCGCTATCTGGTCAATTATCTTACTGTGGGCCTTAATATTTATTCTAGGGCTACGGAAATAACGAAGGGGCACAAGGCCCCTTTACTTTTATCTAAAATCGGCAAGCCCGTTCTCCCGCCTCACCGCCCCAACCACATAACCTTTGACCTATACAGTTGTGAAATAAAACCTGATCTGCGGTCTTATCGGTCATCGAGTCTTCGGCCCCGATGAATATCGGTCTTGCGGTTTGGCAAAACGACGGGTTATTCACCGTCTTTACGCATCCAGCCATTGCGAAGACGCTTATTACTACCGCCAGACGGCAAGCTATTAATCCCGGAGTCCACATCGTTTTTAACCTCAATTACTTTTTCTTGTTCAACGTGAGCGTCGATAATATCCTCGACCACCTGTTCCTGTTTTCCGTCCTGTTTACCTTTACGCCACGTAAGGAACATCAGGACAAAAAAGGCGGCAACCCCGAGGGCAACCGCCTTAACCTTAGCCCAAAACCCCATTACTGCCCGGCTTTAAACTTACGGTAACGAACATAGCCGAGGTACAACCCGATCCCGACGGTGGCGACGCCGAGGAAGATTCGAGCATAATCACCGGAAGACAGATCACCCGATGCGCTATGGACCGCCTCTTTGACAGGCTGGATAACTTCGACCAGTTGCGCCGCGCCCAACACTGTAGTCGATGCGGCGATCGTCGTGGTGGTATCAACGACCTTCTTAGGCTTAACGACACCCGCACGACGCAAGGCTTCTTCGATGACATCATCGGAGTACCATGTATTCAGCGTCTTGCCTTTCAACGGGCCGTTGAAGCCGTTTTCGGTCCCGATAATAGCCGACACAATCGCGAACAATTGGTCGTAGTCGTGCATGTCGATGGTTTCATCGTTCGGGCCGATATTCAGTAAGCGGGCGATATTATTCGCATACGCGCTTACATTATTACCCTTTTCCACGCCGGGTGCCCAACGCTCGACAATCTCGCGAGCCGAGTCGATGCGGGAGCCGTCTTTAGCTTTCCGCTTATCGTAGTACGTGATTAACGTAACGGCGATCGCGCGAATGCCGAATACGGCGTCGGTAAACTCACAAAAGCGCGGCGAATTGCTCTGCGCTCTCGGTACTAATCCTTGCCACGGTGAACCCCACTCAAGGTTTCCCGGGTTATTTTGTCGAATCCCTTTCGGCTTTTCATATTTTGCCATGATATCACCCTTAATTTTTAGCTGCGGTAATCGCTGCTTTAATATCGCGAAGGTCTTCCCGAACTTCACCTCGAAACTGGTTGATCTGCTGTGCGGTGTTGTTCTTGAGATCAGAAATCTCACGTTCGGCCTGAGCGGTTCTTTGTTCCAGAACGCGGACATCTGCGGTAGCTTGAAACACTTCGCTACGCACACCGCTAAACTGGTCATTGACCCACATCACGCCACCACACAAAGCAGATACAAGCGTTAGAATAGTAGGAAGGTTTATTGCAAAATCCAATCGAACACCTTCCGTTTTTCCTTCGTGCTTTGCCATAACTGGCCCCCGTTATCGGTTCTTATATCCATATATCATTTTACACACAATTCGCGTTCTATGTCTCTGCGCGGGCCGTGGTAGTTGATATAACGAAGAATCGACGCGCATAACGTTTTGTAACACCGAGTCAGAAATAACACTAGAATAAGCGGTATCTTTATCCGGGTACTCGGCCCCCATCGCTAACGAAGTCGCCACCTGACGGGATTCGATGCGAGAGAAAATTGCGTCTTTATCAGGGAACTCCGTAGAAAACGCGACGTTAGCCGAAGTTAATGTCGTCAACGATAAGGAGTTTAGCTTATTTGCTGGCAAATAGTTAGTCTTTCTAGCGACATTTTGCGCTACGGAAGATAAAACACCATACCCGGCGGCTGCGTTAGTTGGCGGATAGTCTACCGTCGAAACGATATTAAATGCTATCAAGTCAACTTGGCCAATCGTCAAAGGCAGTCGGATATCTTGGTATTTCGCCACTACCGCGATATTTTGCGCTAAGTTGCTCACTTCCGCATAGCTTTGCGGTTCCTCGGTTGACGGGAAGAAACTCTCCTTCGCCACATGCTCGGTTATTCCGCCTGAAAAAATCCCCGCCGTGGCGACTTCTTCCGGAGTTCTCATCGGTGTGATCATCGCGGACGCTATGCTTATAGATCCGACATCCAGATTAGAAATAGGAAACTCATCGGAAACCATCGAGGCCGTTGCGGTATAAAAGCCCGAAACATGATTACCTTTATCCAACTCGACCACATTATCCAGCGGCGGATAGAAACGAGCGGGCGGTTTCATCGCGGTAAGGATCGGTAAAGCGCCTACTTCGGTATAACTGTCTTTGTGCGCCGGGCCAAAGTCCGACTCTATCGCGTACACGAATCCGAGTGAGGCTACCGCATTGAGGACAAAGTAAGACTCTAACGGCGGCTGCGGTGAATCCCACGTGGCGATCATCACCTCTGAATTAACCTTAACAGGCGACCAACCCCACTCAAACGTTGACTCGACGGCGGCAGCCGAGGCCACAAATGGAACATCTTCGTTTGAAATAGGCATACGGTCATCACCTTGAAAAGCCGCAAGGCCGACAACCTGATTAACCGACTCATAGGAAAGCGGTAGATCTATCGGTGAACTTATCGCAACGGAAGTTACGTTTTGCGCCCCGATGATCATGCCGACTTTCGGGTCCGGCTCAACCGGGATAGATGTAAGGCTGTAAATCTGAGGAACATTTACGACGCCCACTCGCGGGTCGGGTGTGGAAGGAAACGATGCCAGTGCCGTAACCGTATGGGCCGACGCATTAGATCGCGGCAGTCCTTCCGGTGGGCGGGCTTGCGTGACCAATTGTCGAACCGTAACCGCGTATGCCGGGCGCGTCTCCCATTCTACCGGGAGCGATGATACGGAAAGGTTAAACACCTGAGCGGCATCAACACCGGATCGCGGAACATACTCAATGTCTAAAGATTGACACACGAGCAAGGCTTCGCTTAATACTCTCGTGTTCGACCACACATCCACTAATCGGGTTTGCGGGCTTGCGTGAGCCGCGATACTCGTATACTGACCAACAAATTTAGTAGACGTCGTATCATAATCGACACTACACGCGACTAAATGAACGAATGAATTAACGGACTCCTTCGATATCGGTAGCGCTTCTAGGCTCTCAAAGACGGTAGCGGAAACAACCTGATTAACGGAGCTATTCGAAAACTCAAACTGGTACGACGTGTCATAAGTTATCTGATTGTAGAATTGACCAATTTGAAGGTACGATCGCAACGTGGAATCGGTGCTGTATACGTAGTTCTTAAAGGTAGATGCGAGTCTAAACGGCGGTGATGCGTAGACGTAGTTAACTAAAGATAAACTAGAAATGGCGTCTGCCGCCATTGTATATACGAAGTTATTAAACGACTTCCGGACCAGCGCTGGCGGCGGCGGAGTTCGGTAGACCGCATTGGTGAAAGACGAAACGACCCTGCCGTCCTGCGGCTCAACGTAAACGAAGACATCATAACTGGCAGTAATTCTCGCCGGGGCGGTATCATCAGAAAGCCCGACGGTTTTCGCCGGGCCACTTTTGAGCGCCTTTTTATCAATTGACGCCATTGGTTTTTAGCTCCCTTCAATCTTAACGCCGTATGTTAACTCGGCAGCGGCAGCGGGGGACATAGGCGCATTCGGGTTATTAATTCCGTCGAGACGAACATACCGATTAGATGTCGAAGGTTGAATCGTAGTAGACCCCATGTTTTCGCCACATTCGATTGTAGCCTCCGCATCAACCGATGCACCTTCCGTTCTCACTAAAGCCGTAGACATAATATACTGAACGGACCCTGCAAAATCCGGCATTGAACTTCCTTCGGTTTTATATGTGTCCGAAGTCCCGGGAACGCCGTGAAGTTCTCTATTAGGGTCTACTGCGGATGACGACAAAGGAGTGCCTACTACTGAGGCATTGGTCCCCTCTCCGGTGTTGTTCTTAAACTGAACGTCAACATCAGTATTCGGCATCTCACCCCATACTCGCGTCGACGGCCCGAATACGTTATTGGATGCCTTGGATTGCGCCCCGTAAACTATGTCACTAATCAATATTTTACCCAAAGACTCGAATAGCTCCGGTGTTAATTTAACCCCGTTTCGATTTGCCACGGAATGCGAGATCGCAAAACCTCGGTTATGTGAACGATAATACCCCGCGTTAGGCATTTGGACTGCGGAAAGGCCGTTAACCGTATCAGATGTGCCGTAAGATATCACGCCGTTTGCCACCAGTTCACCATCAACCCACGCGGTCACGTAACACCGATCTATAACTGAACTTCCCGGTTCTATCCTAAGCTCAATATGGTAGTCCCTGTCGAACTCAAACTTATAAAACTGCCCCTGCGGACCTGCGACATTGGGGTTTGGGATAGAGACGTTTGACGCATATGCGTTTCTTGGATGACCAAAGAACGCCCACGGTAGACTATCGGGCAAAGTTTGCTCCCACCCGATCTCCCCCGTAGCCGAAGTTACTTGTATGACCCTACCGCATCCGAACGTGGCCCACGGTTGATGTGACCCCGTTATCATGTTGAAAAAACCATAGTTTGACCCTTGTGGTGTTGAAGGCTGCGCATTATCTCTACCGACAATCACGCACCACTCGCTGTTAACGGTTGAGGATAAACTCCGCTTAGGGAATCTGACGACAAAAGATAAACACCCAACAATGTCTGAGCTAAAGGAGTCCACCCCGAACCGGAAACCAATCGTTAAGGAGTTAGCGTCGATTTCGTTGACAGTCGTCGTGTGTGAATACCGCCCCGGCATCTTATTCCCCGGCAATGACAGCCGTTTACGACCGGGGCGGGTCGGGCAAGGAACTATCGACACCCCTAAAGGATTTCGATCCCCGTAATTGCCCCCTGCAAATTCTTGTACATTGAAGGCCGTGTCTGAGTTGTAGCCGAACGGGGTCCCGACGGACGGTCGGATAGTTGACTCGAAATTAATAGGCCCTGACCGAACCCAAGTATGGTAGTACGACCGAGACTCACCGACCCGAGTTCCCTGCGGCGTTGTCCAATTGAAAATGAACTTATCTGCCGGATGATTAATCAGTTTTTCAGGACGCCACCTGTTCCCGACCTCATTATCTGGATACGTCCAATTGCCGTATGGGTAGTCGCCGATCTCAAACTGTTGGAAAGACTCAACCATAAGAGGTGAGATTGCTATTGCCATTTTTACCCCCTTTAGCGAGTTACGATACCGAACTGTAGGGCTTCGACGTTCTGTTTGTTCCAGTCGGTATTACCCGGTGTTTGCTCATGCGTGATCTGATAGTATTTATAGTCTTCGGTTAGCGGTACTTGCACTTCTTTTTCTGTTCCGCCTTCGGTCTGAACCATCATGCCGAGTTTACGATCGTCTAGGTCCCCTTTACGGGCATATGCGATAACGGAAACGCCGAAAACTTTATTGTTCGTTGGCAATACCGCATTCGAACGGAAAACGTCTTTTGCTCCGGACTTATTAGATTGAAGGTACGGCGCATTCGGGCGACCCGGTTCCAACTGTGCGGCGACCTGATAGTGGTTTTCTGTCGTACCGTTTACGACTTCCCACTCTTTAGTGATGTCTGCGGTAGGCGCTCGTGTCGCCACCTCGATCGGACCTAAGCGGGTTGTGTTGATTGACCCGGAGTCGTCCATCGCGTAGAAGTCATCAAGATACTGAATGCCCGCATCAGGCGCAGTCCCTACTTGTCCCCAAGAAATTACCACACGTTCGGGCCACGCGGCGGTCAATGTCGCTTCAATTTGTTTTTCATTGTTGACCCACACAGTCACTTTCTTAGCGGCTTTATCTAGCTCTACTTCGAAGTAGTACCATGCGTTCAAGATCAGCGGGTTTACGCCTTTCTGTCCGTCAATTTCCAATTTACCGTCATCGGAACTCCACTCAATATCGACAAGGTTATCGATACGACAAACGCGCATACGCGACCCGTTGGCCTTCATCGCGAACCCGAAGCAAGCGTAATTACCTGACGGGGTAAATCCCCACGATAATGACGCATTGGTCGATGAGTTACGTTCTACCGTAAATTTGAGGCTCATAGCCCCGTCACGGCGACCAGTGTCGATCTGGAACGTATCATCCGTCGAGTTACGAATATCGTAGCCAGCGGCCTTTAAGTACGGCTCAACGACCGTACCTTTTTTCCCAATTTCTGCGTAGTGGTCGAAACCATCTTGGTGTTTTAGCATTTCAAAACCTCACTTTTAAGGACGGATAATTACGCCGAACGGTGTTTCAGGTATGTTATTGCGATCCCAATTTGCCCCGAGCGGCGATTGTTCGAAGACAGCATAACTTATTTTGTCGGTCAAGGTAAGTTTTTCATCAACCTTTTCTTTCATCGCACCTTTTTCCCCGACGACTAAACCTAACTGACGGTTATCGATATCGGATTTGCGGTTTATCGCGGTGACTGATACCGCAAGTATGGCCCCCTCCGCCGTCATCGGAGTTTCGCTTTTATAGGTGTCGATAGCTCCGGAATTGTTGGATTGGACATATTCATCTGGCACTGGCGGGCGGTTGTCGACCAACATCCAGTGATCATCCCCCTTAGATGGCGACCATTCTTTCTCTACGTCGGCTGTAGGCATACGAGTAGTGATCTCGATCGGGCCAATCCGGTCAACGTATTTACCGACCTGAGCATCAATGAACACTAAATCGTCGATAATCTTTCCGCCAGAACCGCTAGGCCATTCGCAAGGGTAGTCGGTAAGAAACTTAGCGCTATTTGGCAACTGCCCGGCGAGGTCTGCTCCGTTATTGATGAAAACTTGGAAAGTATTCGTCTCTTTGTTGATGACGATCTCAAAGTAGTACCATAGGTTGAGGAGTAAAATCGCTTGACCCGTAACACCTGCAAAACTGACACGCCCGGTATCTCGGTTCCACGCTAAAGTCCCCACGCCCGGAATGCGGACGATATCGTCGCGAACCTTAACCGCACAATACGCAAAGCCGATAACCACGCGGCTAGTTTCCGAGTGGAACACACGTTTAAGTGTAGCCGGGCTTGCGGCGTTTGCGTTGTCATCGCCAAGCGCAAGGCCGCGAGTCTCGGCATTCCGACCCTCGGCAATGCGGACAGGCGAAACAACGGTATAGCCTGAGTTGTTGAGTAGATCCGCCAGTCGGTCGACGGGCATATCTTTTAACTGGTCGAAACCATCCATAAATTGCAACATAGTAGTAGTCCTATAATTTGATTTTAACGCCGAACGTTGAGTCCGGGATGACGTGTTGGTCGATAGCCCCGAGTTCCGAATAGCGGTATTCCCAATCGCGAGGCAAGGACGCTTCATTCTTCACTCGGTCATTGGTAAATACATCAACCGTAATCGGGTCTACTGTGGCTTTACGGATCAACGTCACGACCGATACGCCGCGAACATCCGTAGTTTCGGCGAGCGGTGTTGATGACTTAAACGAGTCGGTCGCACCGTCAATTCCCGAGAAAATAAAACGGTCCACCAGATCCGGCGGAACAATTCCCACGGCTCCGAAGTGTGACGTCGACCCGGCAACACCCCATTCGCTCGTAACGTCTTTATTCGGCATACGAGTAGTAACGGTAATCGGCCCGATTCGGTCCCCCGTATTGACGTAAAAGTCGTCGAACGAGATCTCGGCAAAGTCGCTTTCCGTGAAGTCGCGAAGGTTTACCGTCAGTTCATTTGCTGCGGCGATCGCATCCGGCACCGGAACGGAAAGGTCTTTTTTACCGTTAATATAAACGTCGGCAACCTTGGTCGATTTATCAAGTTCAACCTCGCAATAGTACCAGCGTTCACGCAACGGGATGATATACCCCGATTCCGATACGGATGTAATCAACCCCGTTAATTGGTCGATACCCACATAAAACTTAACCTCGCCAGCCGATAAGCTAACGAGGTTCCCGCGTGTCACCATCTTAAAAGCGAACCCGACACTAAATTTATTGGCAGTCGATGGAAAAGGTCGAGACACACGGCCCCGACCCATCATTACGCTCGCGCCATTCTTTCGACCTGCGCCGAAACCGAACGACCCTGTAATTGAATATCCGGCTCTACGCATGAAAGCCGGAATATCCCCATCGAAGGCAAACTGTTCAAAACCTTCGATAAATAGCATTAATGCCCCCTAAATCATAAGACGAAGAATGAACCCGAAGTCTTTTGCGCCTTCCACTATATCAATTGGCGCGACAATTGTCAGCCTGTCTCCTTTGAAAAATCTCACGGCAGTACCACCAGCGGTTACGAAAGTGGCGCTATATTGCCCGCGATCGACTGTAAATGTCCCGACCGATTGGTTGTTTCTCTGTATAGTGAAAACTGCTCTCCCCGGGAAGGCGATCCGAGAGTCCAGTCGGGACTGCGCCGCATTAGCCGGAAGGTACATATTGTCGATAATCGGGATGTGGGCCAGTATTTCAGCGGCGTACATTTCTTCGGAAACTGTTACCGCAATGTCATACGCCATTGGCACGACTTCAACATCCGGGTTAGGGTCTATTGGGTCTTTCCCGGTCGCCTCGATGCGCCACACCTCACCATCGAACCACATAAACTCACTGGTTGGGTCCAACAACGCCCTCCAGCCGCGCTTCGCTTTGATAAACTGCCACGTTCCCTCAATCAGTACCGCGACTTCGCCTTCGTGCCCCGTCCATAATCCAGTTGGGTTTTTGTAGATAAAAAATGTATCGCCCTCTTTCGCTTCCGGCGGCGGTGCGCTGAATGTTATTGACTGAAAACGCAAGAACGTAACCGTATCAAGCGTCGTCAGTGTTTCATTCATCGGACCGCCCCAAAAGTCCTCGCCACGAGTCCACCCGTAGCCAAGACCCATATTTGGGGCTGTCTTCATTGGCATAACTTATTCTCCTTCCTTTAAATCTTGTTCTGGTAAACGTGAAGCCCAATCATGATCCCACTTAATCGACCACCCGGCGACTTCAATCGGCGGTTCCGGTTCAACCGGGTCCGGGTCCGGGTCATCCGGGTTAGGTTTCGGGTCCGGATTGGTCGGGTTAGGGTCGGGGTCAACCGGATCTGGCCTACTCGGGTCCGGGTTTCCGGGGTTAGTTCCGCCACCGCCGCCAGTGTTCCCGCCGCCTGAACCGCCCGGCCCCGGATCAGGTCTAGGGTTAGTCGGGTCTTTATCTTTCGGAGTCGGGAACGAAGGCATCGCACATTGCATCTGGTAGCCCTGCCAGTTTGTAAGCGCGCCATCTTCCGTTTGTGCGTTCACGGTTATATTCACATAAGTAAACCCGTTCTGGTCCTTGATGCGACCGACGCGAAGGCCCCACGCTTCGACTTGTTCTTTCGTAAAAGTGTAGCCTGAATCACGGGTGTAGAACTCGCCCATCGTATAGACCGTTGGATTACGACTGCCGGGCCAATAAATCGATACCCCAACCCATATACGGTAAATTACGTCGCTAGGGCGGCTCTGACCGATGTCCAAGTGGTCCAGTGCGGTTTCACCTTGGTTAACTCTGTTACGGTGCGCCCAAGACATTACAAGCGGTTTTCCTTGCGGGTTATAGTTGTCGAAGTCATCTGCGCGAGCGTCCCATGTTTTGAAGAAGTGGACGCCATTCCCCAACACAAAGCCCGGCGGGTATGGACGATCAGCACGTAGCTTCGCTTCAAGAACTTTAGCCGGAACATCGCCCGGGTTCATTTCGGCGGCTAGTGTATGCGGCCTAACCGCAAGGACGCAAGACTCTCCTTCATTGAACTTACGTTGACCCGCCGCAATTTGCTTGTTGACGAACCATACAACCTGACCTTTGCCGTGTATCGCCGGAACCGTATCGATGACGCCACGGCCTACCGTCATTTTCTTATTGTCGACTGAGCGGATCACCATCGCTTCACGGCCTACGAAAATGATGTCTCCCGGCATTGCGTCGGAAGTCGGAACACCGTCGGCGTCGGAAGTCGCGTCAATCTCAATTTCGTTATCGAGGTATTCGATTCGTTCCGCCAGTACGCCCCAAGGGGTCCACGGTTGAGCACCGTCATTCACATAATCGGTATCGCGTTTTTCTTTCTCGAACAAATCGTACCCATCCGTTACACGGTCTGACGGTCTGGCGACTGTTGAGAAGAATTGTGACGCTGAACCGTCGTAACCATGGCGTAACAGCATGAGATACGGGAACTCATGGATCTGGTTGTCGACCAATGGGATTAGCTTTCCGCTTTGTGAAACGGGCTGCGCCATAAAACTAATATTGGCCCCTTCGGTTGAACCTGTTCCGTCCATATCATCCGCGTTCTGCGCTACGCTTTGCGACTGGAAGGCTACCATCGTTTTAGCGTCCGTAATATTTTCGCCGTCTCCGTCGTCCGGGTCGATTTTATCCGCGACCTGCGCTACCGTTTGGGCTGTAAAGTTAACGTAATTTAACTGAGGCGGCTTCTTATACACGCGGATCGGGATTAAGTAATGTTGCCATGATTCGAATCCGTCACGCATAGATTCCAGTTTTAGGAAGCCTGATACAGGTTCAATCGGTGCGGCTTCTACATTAAAATCTAAAGCGGCCTGACCGTATGTGTAGACAAATTGTGTTCCGTTAATTCCGTTTTCACGGCGAATAACAGTACCGTCGACACGCAAAATCGTAATACGGTATGTCGTCCCCGGCTCTGGCCCGATACTATCTTCCTCATGGAAAATCGGCTTGTCTTGCTGGAATGGCCTATCGCGGTGAGTCCACGTTACCGTGAGAGCGTCCGGAACTTCTGCGGAACCAACGTCAGCCCGCAAAGCATGACCACGGAACCAAGGGAGCGCGTCGTTCATTTCAATACCTTTAATCAGCACACGGCCCGGAGCGTATGGGCGGAAGAAACGGTAATTGAATGTCAGATTGTCGGCAGTAACTTTTGACTCATCCAGCACACCTCCGGAAAGCGTCCACGGAAGTATTTTCACGTTGATAGTTTCTCCGGCTTGGCGCGTTGTTAGATCCATACCGCCACCCTGAACAATGTCCCACGCGATTGAGTTCATCGGGTGTTGCTGCGGAACCGTATCATATACACCACGTCGTACACCGATGACGCCGTTCTCTGGCAGTTTTTCCACGAGCATTATTTCTTCGTTGACGTACAGCAAGTCGCCGAGTTCCATAAAGTCCATGTCAACGCCGTCTTTGACCGGGATTGTTGTATCGAGGTAATCGACGTCGGCCCCCAATTCGAACAGGCAAGTAAAGTCCCCTGCGCCTTCTTTCTCGTACATCGTGGTCGAAGGGTTTCGAACGTGGATCTCGTAAGCCATTGTCACCGGACTACCCTTCTCGGCCTGAGTTCGCAGCCAGCCATAGGATTGCTGTATCGCCGCAAATTCGCCCGCCGGAAATAGGGAAGACAATTCCGCGTAAGTAGTCTCGTAGATCATGCGGCGAGCCGGGACCGGGTTTAAGTCCGGTTTAGGGAATGACGGGTCTTGAACTCCGGTGAAGGTGTTTAAGTCGAAAGCGAAGGTGTCCTGAACAGCCGCAATGCGGATTTGCCCGTCAGTCTGTTTTGCCTCCTCTGTATCGGCGATCCGCACGACAACACTTTCGAGACCTCGGGTTTCCGGGTCAGCGATCTTTATCACGTCTCCCGGTTGAACACGCCATGCTCGGCGGTCGCACACTAACGTAAATCGACGAACGTTAGTCGAGGCTACACGTAAATCACGCTCACACACCACGGTTGCCAGTTTTGCGGTTGGAATCCCTTCGTATGTGAAGGTGTCACTCCGTATTGCGCCTGACGTTTGAATTAGTGCGAGGTTTTGCGCTCTCACCTGACCTTCTTTGCCGACTATCGGGTTGAACCACTTAACGACACACTCATTCATCAGACCGTGGATTGAACCGTTTGTCGCTTCTTCTATGCGCATTAGGCCACTTTCGAAGCCAAAAACTGGCAACTGGTCAATGTCATAATCTTTGCGAAGTAGCTTTAACTTAAACGTCCCGGTGAATTTATCCACGTACAACACGCCGGAAATGTGATTTAGGATTGTCTGGATGAACGATTCGAGAGTGTCTTGTCGTCTCCACGCGATACATATCCCGAAGCCTTCGTCGTATAACTGGTCCGCTACCTTTCGAAATTCTGAATCGAACATTAGGTCGCGAGTAATCCCACGGCCCCAATCGCGATTTGTCAGACATTCATAAATAACGTGGGCCGGGTTCATCGCTTTGATTTTGTGCGGGTTGCCTTCTTCGTCATACCCGGTCAACTCAATAACGGCTTTCTCCGCATACCACACGCCGCCGTCCCAACCTTTTAATGCGCGGCGAATGCGGAAGCGCCACGGTTTAGGGTAGGGCGACATTTCGGTAACTAACCCATCGAAATACCCCGTTGCGACTCCTCGGAACTCCGGTTGATCGCCGCCACCTAACATGCGCTTTAACGCCGGGCTTACTACCTGATCGGCTTCGCCCATATACATTTCGAATCTACCGTCGATACCGCCTTCGGCTTTCTTCCCGCCGAACAGGTTTGCGGCCCGGATGTCGAAACCTTGGGTCGATGTAATGGAACCCGTCCACGCCATGCGACCGCCTACCTCAATGCCGATTAGCTCATCGATAGGGCCGCGACCCATACCCATATGTAAGCCCATATAGTATGAGTAGCCAGCCGTTGCCTTCTTAAACTTACCCACGTTCACCCCCGGTCGATGTGTCCGCTAAGGCTATCTCAACAACCTTGCGGATCATCGGGTTTGTGTTCTCAATCAATTGAGGCGTGATCTCAAGGCCGTTCATTAAGAACTCGCGCTCATCTACACCGATTCGTGATAGAACACGTCCTAGCCCATTGGCGCAGTACCCGGCTTGTCTAACGTGTTTCACGTAAATACGTTTTTCACTCATTATTTCTTCGCCTGTTTTGCTTGAATCTTACGTGTACGTAAATCACCGTAGCCCAAAACTTGCCAGTCGCCGGACCAACACTCACCGAAGTAAACTGTTTGCGGCGTCCCTTCTTCGATCTGCGGTATATTCATATCATCGAACGTAGCCACCTTCGGCGACGCTGGACGAGGAGCCAACGCGATCGATATCAACATACTTGCCACCATTGCGGCTAAGGCCCATTCCCAACCCATAATTACTCCTCTTTAGTAAACCGGATTGCCGTCGAAAGGCGAACGCCCCGGCATTGATGGTATTCCGCCGTAGTTGGCGAGATTGTTGAATTTATTTTTACACGCGTCAGTTGTGCGCGAGCATCCCGGATAAACGCGAATAATTAATCCGCCGTCAAGCCCGCCGACCGTACCGAAAATTTCAATAGTGTCTCGCGAATGCGCTTGAATGGCCCGTCTTTCCGTTCCTCTAACTTTATCTGTCCACTCAATGAATCCACCAGCGAAATAATCTTCACCGAACCGGGCCAGATCTCCGGATGTGATCGTGTTGGTTCCTACGCCATTAATCGTTGCCTCGACCATGAAGTCAGCCGGGTTAACGCGACAAGATGAGTTATATAAGGCGTGAGGACAGGGGCGAGTCCACGATAGGCGCAGACCGTTTTGTTCCATGGATGCGGAAAGAGTATTGCAAGTCACCTTCGCGGCGGCTGCGTTTGCAGTGTCTACTTGAAGGACCTCGCCAACGTAACAAACTGCGGCCTCATCATCCCCACGGTGAAACTTGCGGATCTTCAAAGACATCTTGTTTATCGGCGGGGTTCCTCTGAATAGGTCTACAATTACGGCGGACTGAGGCATCAGAATGTTTAGGCTGTCAGATTGAGCATCGCTTGTTTGTCGAATGCCGTCATCTTCAATCGGGATCGCTGTCCACAATTGCCCTAACATCTGAACGTCTTTAGCCGCCGATGTGTATCGCCAGTAATTATCGTTCAGCCGAAACTCATATAAGTGAATCGGCTGTCCGTTATCAGTTGAAATTTCAAGTTGGTTGTATGCCATTTATGCCCCTCTGCCGGGCTTATACAGTTCTCTCCTTCGGAATATTTACGAATACGAGTGTAACTGTACTTGTCCCCCGGCTATCAGTTAATCGCTGGAACTCAATAGAATCTACATCTAGGCGAGATTCCGGCATATAGCATACACGACGAACGTCAGTCTTGGCAATGTTAGGAAGTGTTTCGGCTAAAAATAGCCATTCCTCCCCTTGCATGGTTCGGCTTGATATGATCGTATTGAACAGTTGAACACCGTTGAATAACTCGATCATGATGTGTCGGCGTCCACGTTGGTTTTGCTGCGCGAACATCGCATAACCGGAAGGGTAAACCCGCAAAGCGCCGTCATTGGTGCGGATGTCCTGCTTCAACTCGAACTCGTCGCGCTGGCTCGGTAGATGAAACGACTTCCATTTGCCGTTCATCGTATGGATCATTTCAACGAACTTACGCATAGCCGCCCGCCCGGTTACATGAAACCCGAGTCTTTCCCACTGTTGCGATTGTCTTCCGGGATAGGCCATAGACACTTGCCCGACTCCCGGGTCGAAGTATTGGGCCATTGAACCATAGGTGAAGGCGACGTCGCGGAAGTTCGGAACCGTATCGAAAACCCGCAATCCTGTATTTTGGTATATCGGCGCATCCCATTTTTCGAATATCGTCGGGTCCTCGATGACGTTGAATCGTAGTCTGATTGTTCCGACCTGATCGGTTAATGACGTCATTTCCGCTGTCAGTTCCGTTCTCGCACGACGCATCGGCGTAATAGTCGTTCCGCTACGGTAGTCTCGTTGTAGGCCGTATCGTAACTCGATTTTAGTATCGGAGTACGCCGAGATCACGTTAACTTCAAAGTCGAAAATGTCATCCGGCCCGCGAATGATTACCGTATCGTTAACCCTGAGCGGTATATCTTTAAAATCCCCGAATACGTCCACCGTTGCGGTCGGTAATTTGTTCTCGGCGGTTTCTTCGTAAAACCATAACGGGACAAGGCATTCATTCGGGCCGACGGCTGTTAGGAAGGCGTCCAGTAAATTACGGGCCGGGCCGTGTGAAATGAAACTGGCCTCAACCGATTGGCGCGGCTGATCTCGAAGGCGGCGACGCTGTTCCGCTCCTGTCTCCGACGGAAGTACATCGGTCAGCCATGAAAGCCGCTCTGTTATACCTTCCTTCCAGTTTGGCTTTAAAAGAAAAACCGGGAGCTGTAATCGGGCGTCTGACATATACGGCGGGCGCGGCGGTAGTGCGTCAACTGGAACCGGGATAATATCGCCGATATACTCATTCGCTCGGCTTACTTCGAAAACATTCCCGGCCTCGTCCCTAATTTCATATATTACATATGCGGCCTCACCTGTAGCATTAGCCGTGTACCATATGTCGAATTTAAGAACAGCATTCGATGTAACGCTAAACGTATGGTATACCGGGACCGTCCACGTACCGCCATTACTGACGTTATCGAAAAGCGTCGTACCTTCGAGGCCAACACCGCCGTAACCGTTAATGATGATTTTGATTGTGTACTCGCCAGCCGGAAACTTGGTCCATTTAGCCCCGTAATAAATCTGGCCCATCCCGGGATCGAGATAGGCGTCTTGTGCGTAAAGTTGATAAGCCCCGGAAAGGGCCGCGCTTTGTTGCGGCGCAAGCCCTTCGGTTCTTGTCTCTTTAAACGGTCGTAAACCGATTAGAGCCATTTAATTATTTCCTCCCGCCGCCACGGTTTATGATTGAGCGCATTCCGGCGGCTTTACGGTTCATGTTAAACAACATTACTTGCTCACCTTCGGACGTTGCCATTGCTTCGGCTACGCTCGACCTGTCATCTACGGCGACAAACTTAAAGTTCATTGGTGCCTGACTTCCGCCAGAACGCGCAGCCGCACCACCGTTCATAATGTTTCTAGGGTCATTCTTCGATAATACTTCCTCGCCTCGTTCGAGTATCGTTGGGATCTCGTTGGGGCGAATACCCGGAAGGCCACCAGTATGGAAGCGCGGAGCCGACGCAAAGACGCCCGCCGACACACCTCGACTTCTCCCGCCGCTGCCAGCCATGCCGCCCGCGTGTTTCACCGGAGCCGCAACACCGCCCATCGACGTAGCCGCCGCACCGGTCCCGCCGCCCATTCCGGCTAACGAGTTTAATAGCATCTGTTGTAAGATTGCCATTGCGATTTTTTTAAGGAAGTCCGCGAAGAATTGTCCTACCGCAACGCCTAAGTTCGTGAATGCGTCACCGATTGATTCAGCCCCGGTAGCCACGTTTACTATCCCGTCGTATGCGGAATTGAGCGCCGTATCTAATCCCCCTAAAACACCGTCAACGACCATTGTGTCTAATTTGGTGAACTCACCCTCAACGCCTTGTAGTTCTGCGCGGATCTTGCCTATACCCGTCGTAATGCGGACCAGTTCTTCTTCGCTGAACAGTGCCGACGACGCCATCGCCTGAGCGCTCAACGCATCAAGCGCAGCGGTAATGCCTCCCATTGAACCTTCATTAATCGCCTTAATCGCCTCGGCTTGTTGTTGGTCTGTGATCAACCCGGCCTGACGTTGGGCGTTAACTTCTTCAATCTTGTTTTTCTTAATGTCGAGTTGAGCGTTAACCTTATCTTGAAGGCGTTTAACTTCCTCGATTTGCATCTTCTCTTTGAGGTATTCATTATTAGCCTCGCGGAGTAGTTCGATATTACTTTCGAGTTGCTTTCCTTCGGCACCGCCGATTTTAACGGCCTCGGCTTTGAGCGCGTTCATCTTGACGTTGGACTTTGCCACCTCTGCGGCGATGCGGTCGTCGAGAGAAGAAGTCGGGTCAGCGTGGGTCTGACGTCGGGTTATCTCCGCATTCATACGCTCAATGGCTTGAGTTATTTCCTCAATCTTACGCTTACGTTTATCCATGCCGCCAGTGGTTCGTTGCTGCGCGTTAAACTGCGTAATCTCGGCTTTCTTGGCTGCGGCTACGACTTTATCGATATCCTTAATCATCGCATCACCTTCGGCCCCACCGATCGCCTTGGCCTTGTCGTACATCTTCTTGTATTCTTCGTCGATGATCGCCAGTCGCCCTGCGAGGTTCTTACGCTGTAACGCTTTTCGTGCTGCGAGGTCGGCTTTTTCTTCGGCCTTAATTCTGGCCTCAATTTCCTTTTTGAGCGAGTTAATGTCTCGGTCACGAGGCGTTGTTCCGGTTCCGGGGTCTGGCGAATAACCGTTCCCGGTTGGCATGTTTGCGCCAGCTTTTGCGGCTTCGGCATTAACTTTCTGAATGGCGTCCCCGACTACTTTTGCCACGCCCTTAGCCTGAGCCGCCACTTTGTCCATGGCTTCGCCGTGATTGGTAACGACATCTCCGGTCATCTTATCCCAACTGGTAGCGATATTTCCGGTTATCTTCTTCGTGGTTTCGAACATGTCACGGTCGGCCTTAGTTAGGTCGTCCGTCATTTCATTAACCCAATCTGCCAGCCCGTCGCCGATTACAGGGATCATCGCGACCAATTCTGCGAGCCACTTACCGATTTTCTTAATAGCATCGGCGAACATGGTCGTAACTGGACGCATAAACGTAATTAAGACGTCACGGATCGCGGCACCCGGCAACGCTGCCATGTTTATTAGCGCCGTACCTAAATGCTTCGCCCGTTCGATTGTTTCATCGCAGAAGTTACGGAAAGCCTCGTTATTGTCGTACATCATCGAAACGATGTCCCACGCTAACAACGCCCACCCGACAAACGGAATAGCTCGCGTAAGTAACTTAACCGCGCCTGTCAGTAGCCCCGTTGATGCGATAATCGACCCCAACCCGCCTAACAGTTTTTTGCCGATCGGGAGTAGCGTCGTAATGACACCCTTCACGGCGGTGAATGCGCTCATCAACGAACGAACGGTTCCAACTAACACCTGAATTACTTTAAGCGAGCCGAGGACCATCAGGACGTTAATCAGCATGTCGACGTTATCCACGGCCCATATAATGCCGTCAGCTATTGCCGCGAACGCCTCGCCTAATTTCTTAGCGGCTTCCTGTCCACGTTCAGACTTGATGAAGTCCGTCAGCTTGATGAGCATGTTTGTATAGGCTTCAAGGAACCCGGATTCAGCCAACGACCTTTCGAACTCCATTTTCGCATTAGCGGCGCGGGCTTCGATCGCATCCACGGACTGAACCGCTTTCGATAACTGTCCTTCTACGGCTTTGTTGATCTCGGTAGCGAAGTTGAGCATCGACCGCGCTTTGATCTCGCCGTTCTCCATGGCCTTCATGAACTGGTCGACGGTCATCTTTTCGCCTTTTGCGAATAGTGCCACCGCGCCCGGAAGACGTTCACCTAATTGCTGTTTAAGTTCTTCCGCGTAAACCTGACCTTTAGACATCATCTGTTCTAGGGCCAAGAACACGCCGTTCATATCGTCGGCGGATAAATGGTAAACCCGCGACATCTTGGCGACGGACTCATAAATGTATTTATATTCTTCCGCTGTCATCCCTACGGTGCTGGACGCTACGGCGAATTTAGAGTACGACTTCGCGAGGATATCGATACGAACGCCGAGCTTTTCTGAAAGGTCGAGCATGTATTGCCACTCTTTCAACTGCTTCGACTCGTCCGGTCCGACGATTGTCCCCATTTTTACCATTGCTTGTTGCTTGACTTTGAACGCGTCGATTGAGTTTCCGGCGAGGTCGATCGCGCCTTGGAATCCTACGTAAGCCGAAACAAGCCCCAACACCTCACCACGCATTCTTTGCATGAAGGATAGTGTTGTGCGCCCTTCATCCCGAAAGAACGAAAAAGCCCCGCCGGATTTACGGGTAGTGCTACCTAAGCGCTCCATTGCTGCTCTTAGGTTATTTGTTCCACTGATTGTTTGCTCAACGGTTCCGCGTAGTCTCTGTTGCTCGGCTCCGAGGTTTCGCGTATCGATCCCGGCGGCCCGTAACGCTGCCTGAGTTTGACGGGCTGCGGCGGTTTCATTGCGCAATGCCGCTTGTGCTTCTCGAAGTCGAGCATTAGCCGCTTGGATCTTGGCACCCATTTCATCGTTGGCAACACCGCTCGCCCGCACTTGGGCTGCAAGCGCTTTAGCGTCCGCCGCTGCTGCGCGATACTCGGCTCGGGCGGTTTTAGTCGCTGCGGTCTGGCGTTGGAACGTCTCGATCATCCGACTCATTCCGACTGCCGTCGCTGCTGCTGCTTCGAGGTTTTTCAGGTCGGTACGCATTCCGGTTAGGTCTTTCCGCGATTTACGCGACGATTCCGATAACCGTTTTACCTGATCTTCCAGTCCTTTTATTGTACGTCGCGCAGCTTCTGCCGGAGCGAGTAAGTCAGCAAGGCCGGATGACGCGGACGGTAGGCTCGACATAACTCGGCCCAAGGTTTGATACCCTTTCGCGTTTGCCGCTAATTGGTTAGCCTGTAATTTCAGTTGGGCCAGTATTTTAGCGTGTGCGCGTTCAGCGGAAGAAGGCAGACCGTTAATGACTTTTTCCTGAGCTTTTAGCGCAGCGTTAGTCCGGTCCACCTCACTACGTATTTTGTTTTGTGCCGCCGCTAAGTTATTTGACGAGATTCCGAAGCGGTTCAATTCCTGAGAGGTTTTCTGAACACTGGCAGCGGCTTGTGTCTCCCGATCGGTTAAACGCTTCACTGCTCTTTCTGCGCGGTCTAAATCGGTTTGCATCTTTTTAGTAACATTGGACGCCGACCCCATCGCCGCCGATAAGTCGCTGTGTCGCTTCTTCGCTTCCGTCAATTCTAAACTGACTTTGCTCAAAGACTCTTTTTGTCGAGTGAACATTTCAGCCAGTGAGTTTAGGCGCAAAAGCTGTTGGCCCGCGTTTTCGAGTTTCTTATACTGCTGCTCTAATTCGCGGGCCGAAATGTCGCCACGTTTCGCCGCTTCCGCATTTTTACTCTGCGCGGCGGTTAGGTCATCAAGGCTTTTCGAAACTTGCTTTAGCGTTTTCTGACTATCGTCTTTCGCCCTGATCCTAAGTTCAACGTCTCTATTAGCCACTTTGTAGCCCCTTAATTGTCTTGTTGTAAATCTTAGCGCCCTCGTTTCCGGTTAACGCCGCTAAGATACATTGTTGCATCAAAATAGATTCTGTGGCTATCTGATTATTGACGCGCCGCAAAACAATCTCCGCTTCCGCATCCACCATACCGATCGGGTAGTATCGCGCGAACGTATGACCATGCGCCAAAAGTAGGCTTACACTCTCCCGTACTTTTGCCGCATAGCTGAGAAAGAAGTCTAGCCCTGTTTCTTTTTCTTCGGTTGGGTTGGAACGGCTTTGCCCTGCGCTTCTCCCACTTTTGCCATTACGTCCGCTACGATCTTTTTTAGTGATGCGATGTCACTGAACGTTAGGGCGAAAATAGCTTGCATGACATCATACTGAGCTTTCATAGGAATAAGAGCGGCCTTGTCTACCATGGTTGGTTCGTCGGCTGCGGTTGCGATAATACTGCTGATCAAGCCCGGGGCAGATGAGATTAGTTGCATCAGAAGGTTAGCGAACACCAGACCGTCGAACCCGTTGTCCCCGCTCGCTGCGTCAGCGTAAAGGTCGAACACACCGTCTAGGTCTGCTGCGTGTAATTCAATAAGCCGGGAAATATCGTTTAATGAAAGACCTCGAACCTCTAAGTTGAATCCTTCGATAATTTCCACTGAGTTTTTAACTGGTTGAAAGGCTGCTAATGACATTGATTAATCCTCTTTTGTTATTGACCTGCGTAGTTTATCCGCTGAGAGGAAATAATTCAAACGTTAAAACAAAAAAGACGCCCGAAGGCGTCTTGCTTTTATCTTAGGTTATCCGGTCTTTGGTCCTACCGATATCTTAACAACATTACTGAAAACTTTCGCCGTAAATAAACCCCCACGAAACCCGGACGCCGGGTGGACTATAAGGTCTGCCCTATCTTACGGCTCCGGGTCTACGACTTTGGGACTACTGCCACCGTTACCGTCGTTGAATCTGCCGTCTCTCCGCCTACTGACGCCTTCCCGGTGAACGTAAACTCTCCTGCCGGGACGTCGCCTAGCGTTGGTACTGCTTTAGCTGTTACTTTGCCGTTTGAGTCCGATGTGTAAGTCATCTTGTCAAACTGCCACGTTATTTGTCCGTCGGAAATAAATCTAACATCCGCGCCCTGAACTGGTGTCGTTCCGCGCATTACCGTAGCGGTAAACGTTACCTCGCCAGTTTGGTCAACTACTGACGTCGGTTTAGCTTCTACGGCGATTGTTAAGGGCTTTTCTTCCGGGATAACCGTAACGCTGATTTCATCGGATTGAGTTTTTTCGTTCAATACGCGCAGTTTCCCGATCGTAGCGGCATCAGTCTGGTTAACTCCGTCGAGGTTAAATGTCGCCTCTCCGGTCCCCGGGTCCGTCCTTTTGTTGATGGATTCGCCCGAAGCGGTTACTAAACCTTGGCCCGTAACTAGCAAAGAGACAGCCGCCTCAATAGGCGACCCTCCCTTCGTGGCTTTCGCTGTTGCTACGAAACGCGTTCCGTGGATACCGGAAGACGGATTAACTTTAATTGTTAAAACTTCTTCCGGTTCAGGCTTTGGGTCGGCTACTCTCGCTGCTGCTGACTCAATATACACCTGTTCAACCTTACGGTTTTTGCGAAGAACGCTGAACGTAAAGCCGATTTGCTGCCAGTCGTCGCCTTTCAACGCGTAGTCGCCGTCCGGTTGTAGCATGACTTTAGGCCAGTAGAAGTCTTTCGCATCGCCGACCGGGTTGTCCGACATAAAGCGCAGTGCACCGTAGATCATGCGGTTACGTGCGATAATCAATTCGCGAGACTGCGCTTTGATATCGTACTGAGCGATTAACTGCTGTCCGTCTTTAACTTCGGTCGCTGTAGGCTCTAGGTACAGGCGGGCTTGCGTTAGGTCATATTCAATCTGTCCTACTAAGTTCACCTTAGTTACACCTTCCGTCCCTTCGATATCACCTTCACCGAGGTTGATCGAAACGTCTGCGTCAGCCACGTAAACAGATAGGTTCTCAATGTTTCGGACACCCATCGGCAGAACTTCGCTCGCGCCTAATTGGATATAGCGGCCTAGCTTGATGTCCGAGAAAATTTCTTTCGCTGCTGTTACTTGGGTCTGCGTTACCTTAGCTTGGTCGCCGAGGAAGAACAGCGCGAGGTTTTCTGCTGAAATGTTATCAGTAGTGAACGATCCTGAACGGGAATGCTCTAACATTACCGTCATATCTTTTTCACGCAGACCGTAATCCGAGGAATAGTGGTCTAATGTTTCTGTATCTGACGACAAGGACAATTCCGGGGTGTTGCCGAAATATTGCTCGCCGTGTTCTGATTCGTTGCAACCATCTTTGAATTTGTCGAAGAATAATCGCCCGCGCCCGACTACATAGTTTTGGTCGGTATTTTGTTCGCACTGTTTAGCCATTAGCTGAACCTCGTTTACTGTTAGTGATGCCGATCACTATCGGCAAGTAGAAAAACGCCTTAGATGATAACTCAATTTCACTTGGTCTGACAACCTCGTCGCCTAAAGTTAATTCAAATATTTTACCGCCTAGTAGGTAGTGCTCCGGATAACAAGGCTTTTGCATCGCTCCACTAACCATTGTTATTTTATTCAAGGCTGATTTTACATCTTCAACCATGCGATATACAACGTCGGTTTCGTGCTTAGGGTCGTCGGGATTATCCGCGAACCCCTGAATTAATAAATTCCAGCCCGTTTTGTTGATAATTTTGTAATCGTCGGCATAGTCCGCGAAACTTGCGCCTTTCGCTTCGAGAATACTGATTGTTGGGATCGGGTCGTTGTCTCCGAAGACGGTACGGCCTCGGAAAACACAACCCTTTAAATCAAATTCAGCCCCCTCGGATTGTTTTACTTCTTCGAGTAGTTGCGTAAGGTGGATGAGTATTTCTAACTTCTTACTACTTGCCATTGCTAAACCTCTCAAATTGGCGGAAGAACTCGGATTCAACCAGTTCGGCTATCTTCGGAGTAACCTTGACCGCTGTTGTTTCCATTACCTGATTGACTGACGGGGCATATAGTAACGCTACTCGACCCGGAACGAGCCACGCTTTATGTGTGCTCGATTTGTTGTTCAGTCGTTCACCCGGGGCGAGCCGAACTGCCAGTCCGGTGTTGTAATTATCCTCGGACATACTCGCGCCCGCTTTCAGTTTAACAAGAAAAGCCTTTTTAAGAAAGGTTGTTCTTCCGCGACGAACTTTTACCGTAACGCCACTCTTACCCATCGTGCCGGACGTCGCAAACCGCGCAAGGCTCGTCGCCCGTTTTCTCGCGAGGATCGTCGCTTCCAGTTTAGAGTCTGACGCAAATCGGGCCACCTTCAATCGGTCGCCTGACAGATATCCTCGCGGAAAATCAATCTCGGCTAACATCCCATCCCGCAAGGCTTTCATACCGGACCGACGCGCTACGGTGTTAATCGCAAGGCGCATCGACCGGGCCGTCATTTTAGGCATACCGTCAAAGTACATTTTAAGCGCATTAACGCCTACTGTCTCAACGTGTATTCCCACTTCGATCTATCCTCTTAACTTGCCACTTGACTTCGATAGGGCCGTTATACGGCTCCTGAGCTTCGAGGCTGAATTTGATTTCCTCGAAACCCGGGTCGGTAAGCTGAATGATATTTCCGCGAACTAAGGTTATCCCCTTTTCTTTCAATTCTTCCCGGTTGAATATCGCCCGGTCAACACCGTCGATAACTTCCGAGTAGCCCGCTTCCATTAAGTCGCCCATCAATGCAATCTTGTTGTGATATCGTACAGAAAGGTTGACCGTTTCCTGTCCTGCCCGTATCAGATCGCCGGATAGCAAAAAGGCGGAGTGAACCGCCTTTCTCATTCTTGCTTTATGTTTCGCCCAAACGGACATTAGATGTCGTCGTCTTTAGCGTCGGTCTTCGCTTTTTCCTGAGCTTTCTTTACGGTTGACGTTGGTTTGTCTTTATTGCCAGCCTTCATTTCAGCTTCAAGTTCTTTACGCGCTTGCGCCAATGCTTCGGCTTTGATTGCGTCCATATCGACGGCTTGCTCTACTACGGCGCGAGCCACGGATTTGTTGATTTCAATCTTGCCGAGCGCAGAAGGGTTTACTTCCGTGATCTGAGCCAGTTCGTCCGGAGTAAGTTCAACAACGTCACCGATCTTCGGAACAAATTGCTCACCGTCACGACGAAGGATGATTGTTTGTAAGGCTACGCGTTTAACTTTGTTTTCCATTTTCATTTACTCTTAATAGGGTTTAATCAAATCGGGCAGTCATCGGACCACCCGGTTTTTATTTATTACTTCGTAACCATGATGAGGAACGAAGTGTTAGGATCGCGTGGGACCATCAGCGGCGCGGATTGCGTCATGATGTAATCCACGTTCGGGTCTTCCACTTCCCACATTTTAGGGAACATTTCCATTGACTGGAAGTTCGCTTTCTTGTCGTGGATTGCACCGAAACAACGATAGCCTTCAATCGCGCGAGAAACCCCGACGATACCGCCTTGCGGAACGACGTATTGCTCTTTGTTGTCTTGGTCGAAATACTTCTGCGTATTGACGTAAATGTCCATAGCTCCAGCGCCGTTAACGCCTGCGATACGGCCCATGTATTCCACGCCTTCCAGACCTTCGGAAATTCGAGTAATTAAAGTCTCGGAGCCTTTGAAGCGAGTGTCCATCAGACCGTGATCACCGAACAGAACGTCTTTGTTGATGCTAACGAACAGGTCCCATGCGTCTTGACCGAAAATATAGTCACGAACTACGGTTCCGCTCGCAGACTTATCATTCACTAACTGACGGCCTAAGCGTAGATCTTTGAACGTTTGTTCAGAAGTGATACCGCTTGCGGTCCAGTCGGTTGTGATGGTCAGCGACGGGTCGCGACGGAAGTCAACACGTTTAGCCGGGTAGTCTGGCGCAGAAACATCGACGTAACCGTAGATTACAGCCGAAGCCGCCATGATTTCCCATGAGTTCTCGATCATCGCCTTGTGTTTGCGCAGTGTTTCCGCTACCGCCATTTTGAAGCGCTGCTCTGGCGTCAGTGAGCCAGTTAACAGGTTTTCGCCCGGACGACGTGGGAACACCATTGACGGGTCGATCGCGTGTTTCGGTTTTAAATACGCTGGCTTAAATGCTACGGTATGGAAACCTTTCTCACGGATCACCACGCCTTGAACGTTAGGCGCAACGAATGGGGCGACACGTTTGTAGTTATCGCTAACTTTATCCAGTGCGATTTCGTCAGTATCGAAGTGAATCGCGTTCGGGAAGAACCCTAGGAAGAACGACGGCAGCGATTCAACCTTGCGAAGAACTGGTAATAATTGGATCGTGGTGTATTGTCCAGCCATTTGAGTAAACCCCTATTAGTACAATTTTTTAATGATGATTGTTGCTTGATGAGTTTCAAACAGCAATTTCGCAGCCAATACGTCGGCGAAAGTGTCGGGCCAAGTAATAGCATCGTAGTTAAATGTGCCGCCTGTGTAGAACGGTACGCTCTCGCCAGCTTTTGCCGCTTGCGCCGAAATACCTACCGGATAAATTTTCGGGTCTTGGGCGGACGCTACGGAATCATACGGTCTTAATTTGCCCGTTTCATCTTCGCGGTATACAGGCTGATACATTTCGATATCTGCTGCTGCGACGGCATTGTCTGTAGTAATTGGCGATTCGCCAGCGAAAATCTGAGTTGGCTCCCACGCGTTCAGGTCGCGACCGCCAGCTAACATATCTACGTTTGTGTTTTTCACGATTATTCCCCTTATTTACCGAAATAGCCCATGCCGCTTAGATCGTTCAGAAGTTCGTTATCTGCATTCTGATTTACTGGCTGATCCGTATCAACTGGCTCTGACACGATACCCGGCTGCGTACCTTCATTCATCGCCTTAACGAAGTTATTCGCTTCCGGCTTTACTTCTTCGGCTTTTGCTTCGGCTACCGGAGTCGCTAACAACATTCCTTTAGCTTCTTCTTCGCTCATCGATGTGTTGAACGCGATGTGATTAGCCAGTGATTCACGGCCTTTTGCTTCTTCGCAGTTCAAAATACCTTTGATGCGAGCCTGTTCAGCTTTTGCACCTTTGCTCTGTTCTTCTGCCGCATTGATTGTCGGCGCTTCGGTATTGTTTTTAGTGGTCATTTCTGTTCCGCTCTCTTTACCATAAATGAAATTGTGAAGTGCCATTTCCGGCGTTTCAACTCGGTCAACTAATCCGAGGTCCTTCGCGTCGTTAGCGCTGTAAGTTTTCGCTTCCGTGTCAAATACCAATTTCTCGGAAATTCCACGGTTGCGGGCCACTGTCGCTACAAACGTTTTGCGGCTTGAGTCCACGCTACTCTGTAACTCTGCGCGGGCCTGTTCGCTCAACTTCTCGAACGGATTGCCTTCTGCTTTTCTGTCTCCGGCACGAATTACTGAAATTTCAATACCGACGTCAGCCAACATTTTAGACATATCCGCGTGAATAATCAACGCCCCAATGGAACCCGCGCCACCGGAAGGAGTGATACTTATCGTGTCAGCGGCACTCCCGATCGCATAAGCGGCAGAATAGCAGTTTGAGTTCACGACTGCAAGCGTTGGTTTCTCTCCGCGACGATTAAAAATTTCTTCGGACAGTTCCATACAGCCAGCCGCCTCACCACCACCTGAGTTGATGTCGAATACAATTCGTTCAACGTCCGGGTCGTTCAGTGCCATTGCGTGAGCACGACGGATATAGCTGTAGCCTGTAACGTAGCCATATGCGCCACCGAAACGGTTGATTAAAGATCCGTGTACCGGAATGAATGCGGTTCCGCTTGCGAATCCGTATTGTTTAGCGCCACCCGCTGAGTTTGAAACCCCATAGGTCATACAAACGCCGTTAACCATTTCGGCCCATGATTCCTCGGTAAGGGTATTTTCAGCTTTAGCAAGCAACTGTAAGTTACTTCCCATCGACCCCGCCGAGCGTTCGTCCACAAAGGCCGGGCGCATGTTAATCGCCTCGACCGTCTGGACCGCTGCGGCTTTATTAATGCCTAGCGTCATTATTCTTCCTCGCCTTTTTCTGATTCAGTTTTCTCGTCAGCGGCAATATTACTCTTATCCGACGAGAATGTCAGCTTATATTTTGACATGAGTTTGTTTTCACGGTCTAGCTGTTTAAACACATCGCGCCAGTCTTCACCGAAGCGGGCGATTTCTTTCTCACGCGTACTCAACCCGGCTTCGATTCTCATAATCGCGGCCTCGGTTTCTTTCTTCTCATCAATCTGACCGCGAGCGGCACCGATCCATTCGCAGCGACTTAGGGCATCTTTCACTAATGGCTCATAAAACCAATCGCGGGTTTTACCTGCCGGGAGTGGGACTTCATCCTTAGCGACCATTTCTTCCAGCCAAAGCAAGTAGATATTCGTCGCTAACGTGTCAGCTATCATTTTCTTACGGGACTGCATGAACTTCCACGTTTCGCCCATTGAGGCGCGAGCGGATGAATAGTTCGTTTTCGTATAGTCACGACTGAATTGTTCGTAAGATAGGTTCAGCGACGCGGCGATATGGCGAAGTAGTGACTCCTCGAAGTCGGTCCCGATCCCGCCCGGTGTTCCCATTGGTTTTAAATTGAGTTTAGTCCCCGGCATCAAGTGAGGTATTTTGGCCCCGTCGATTTTCATGTTAGCCGCGCTGTTCGCATAGGCCGCCATGTTTGTCATCATCTCGCCGACAATCTCACCGAAAGTTCGCTGGCCCGCTCCGATTTGAGCGAAGGCCGCTTCCGGCGGTAGTTCTGACTCAATTGCTGCTGCGTATGACGCATTGATTACGGCGTTCTGTAATGTGATTTCCTGAAAGTTCTTCGTCATACGGAAGGTTTTCAAAGCGGAAACCATATCGGAAATTCCACGGTTTTGATGCGGTAACATTTGCTCTAAAACGTGAATTACCTGTCGGCGGCCCCACGGTTTACGTTCTGGTACGTAGCGCCACGTTTGATTAACGCCCATTATCAGCCCGTCACCCGGAAAACTATTTTGAATGTAATACCCCAACGGACGACCGAAAGCATCAACATGAACACCGCCACGTATGTTAGCCGTATTCATCGCATTATTCGGGTTGCTTAATCTGTGAGGGCTGATTAACTGTATCGCGGTATTGAACGGACGCCCTGCGGTACGTACCCACTCGGCGGACGCTAAAACTTCACCCGCGATCAGGCTTTGAGCCACGCCTAATCGAATAAGCCCGGTGAGCGTGTTTCGACGGGTAGCATCAAACCAGTTTTCCGGTGAGTCCGCTGCGATATTAAATTTAGATTCCACTACGGCCTGAAATTCTTCTTCCCAATCCTCCGCCGCTTTTCCTCGTAATCCTAACGCTTCGAGGTTCGGCTTTGCGTTGAGCATGTATTGCGAACCGACAATATTGTCTCTGTGGATCGCGATAGCGCCCGAGGCGAATCCGTCGTTTTGAACAACATCCTGAACTCGGGCGTCGGCAAGTTCTTTCTGACCGCCGTCTAGCTGTTGGTCCGGTGATATTACCGAAGGATTCCATCGATATAGCTCTCGCGTATTGCGTTGAGCGCCTTCGTAGCCTCCTTGAGCTTGTATCTCCGGAGCGCCGCCCGCACTGCGAGCGACGAGAGATTTGATTGAATCATCCATCAGAAAAAGGCCCTTAATGGTTCGCGCACTGAGCCGAAACCTACACCGCATAAGCAGATCGGGTCATTCGGCGATAATTGGCAAATTTGACGTTGTAACCCGGTCAAGTAGGCGAGTAAACTTTGTCGGTTCGCGGCGGTATATTCGACGCGTTCTGAGTTCTGGTCTACTGCCACTCGTAGCGATACTCCGGTCATCAAATCATGATACGCTTGGCTCGCTTCGGCATATCGTCTTTTTAATTCAGCGAGAGTTTCGTCGCATGGTCGGCTCATTTTATTACCTCTCTATCCTAAAAGTTCACCTAAACGGCTAAAGTCTATCATTGGTTTAGGTTGGAAAGCGAATGGTTTTTCTTCCTCGGGAGTTCTAATCAGGGTGTTTCTGTCCCATTCTTCCGCCCACGTTGGCGGGTTATCCCAATTTATCGCTTCTACGCGTAAGAGTTCCGGCGACGTACATAGGCCCAAACAGTAGTAGCTAAGGTCCCATGCCTCGTTTCGGCTCTGCGCTAAGTTCTCCCAACCTTTCGCCGTTCTCGTCTCCGCACACAATTCAGCGAAGAAGTTATCCGGCAGATCGCGAGTCATATTATAGTAGCCTTTATACGGCTCCACGCAATCTAATCGACCGTTTAATGCGTCTTTTAGCAAATTAGAGTTCAAGAACAATACCGGGATTTCTCCTCGGGCAGCGTTCTTTTCCGTATTTCGTTTTGAATCCGGGTACGCAATTCGGGTGCGCGGGTCGGTTACACGGGTTCCACCTTTCAGTAGAATAAAGCGGGCATGATTATTTTTCTCACGTAAATAGCGATAGAAAGCATACGCCATTCCCGTAACACCCGCCTTACCGCCGGAGTCACACCCGGTCATCTTAATTGACATCATACGACCGCTTCCGTCGCTTAACGGGTATTCTTTGTTGATGACTTCCGACTCTAACAAATACCAGTCTTCCTCATAGGTCGCGGGCTGCAAGATCATCGGGTCGCCGTCAGCATCGAGGCGAGAGGACTTGTGAATAAAGAACCTATCGATTACGTGTGTATCGTAAGGCGATCCCGGGGAAATACCGAACACCTGAACAACGAAGCTGTTTAGCTGAACGTCGACTGCCGCTACTAGGAACCGAACGTCTTCCGGTACATATCCCAACGGATAGTTACCCGCCCGGCTTTTCAGGGCTTCCGGTGCGCGGACTGACTCTAACGACTTAGGCTGATACGGCTCGCCCATGTTGTTATTCCAGAATTTCTTCAATGCTTCTTCTGAGTATGTGCGGCTGTATTCGTCGAGCGCGTCAAGATAGATATTGACTAATTTCTGCCATGTTGTAAAGGCGGCAGCCGTTCCACGGAGCCAGTAAGACACAAAGTCCGTATGCGGGGCTTTACCTACCAATCTTCCTTTAGAATTTACAGAACAACCTTCCGGGACCCAAATTCCGAACAAATTCATATCAAAGCGCTCGTCGGGGTGGATTAGACTTCCGCACTCCGGACAGATCATCTGAACGGTTTCCGCTTTTTCCCTGTTCGTCTTTTTCTTATCGTTGTCCCACGTTAAATGCTCGAATTTACCTTCGAAGTAGGTATCGCAGTGCGGACAAGGCCACTGCCAGCGGCGTCTATCACCACGGTTGTATAGCGCAACGATCCCGGTACACGGCGGCGCTTCATGAGGTGACTTCGCAATCCAGTGTGGGTCGAGTATTTCCCTTGAAGGCGAAGACTCCGCCATCGTCATAGCAAACGAGCCGAAAGTCGTAGTACGCTGTGTCGCAAGGTCAAACGGGTTCCCGTCGCCGCCGATGTCATCGTCCATACGGTCGAAGTCGGTCATCAAAATTCTAGGAACAGGACGACCCGCTAACTCGGTTACGGTTGGGTACGTGATTGTTAGCATCATCCCGGTAATGTAATGCTTATCGAATTTATTATCCGTGTCGCGGCCTTTTAATAGCTGTTCACCGATCGCCGGGCTGTGGCGGTGTAAACGGTCGATACGTCGCATTGAAAAGTCACGCGCCGCTGCCATTGTCGGACAGAAAATCATTGTGTCCATCGGTGACACTTTGATCGAGTACGACACGCCGTTGATAATTATCGCATCGGTTTTACCGGACTGCGCCGGGCCTATGAACGCCATTTTTGAGTGAGTACGTGACGTCAGAACGTCCATTGGCTCAACCATGTATGGCGTTGTCGTATTTAGCCAAGGGCCGACATACGACCCGGGTGAGTTTACGTAGCGGTACTGAGCCGCCGAGTCAGAAACGGACAGGCGTTCAGGCGGTCTGAGGTTTTCAGACATCCGGACAACGAGTTCGTATAGGTTTTTATACTTCGCCATTTTCTATAATCTCACCGTTTCTGTTTGCCTTTTCCGCCCGCTCTCCGAATGCGGCTGTTATTCCTGACGCCATTTCATTTAACGCGCCGTCTATCATTTCCATGATCCGGCTTCTTTGGTGATCCGTAAGTGTCGACTCACGCTCCAGCGCATCCGGGATTAACAGTAGTGACATGCGGATCAGCTTATACGATTCCGATATTACGGATTCAACCTGCTCTGTGGGCCACAATTCACCTTCCCGAAGTTCGTAGTCCTGCTTAGCTTTCATCCCGTTCCAGAACTCTTTCGATAACATCTTAGGCAGTTCGGAAGGGTGCATACGTCGGATGTATGTTTCGACGTCATAAAGGGGCTTAACGAGGTATGGTAGAACCTCTTTCAAATTGTAGATATCGTACCCGCCGCGTTGACCGCATGGCGCAACATCTTGAATTTTCGGCGTAATATCCCGGCGCTCCATGCCGAGCATTTTCCCTAATTGCGTAATGTTACAACCCTGAAAGATCATCGCTTCGGATTCTTCGTCGATTCGATTCGCCCGGCGTTTCGCTTTTACTGGTTCTTTAGCCATTCTTGTTTTTCCTTTTCATTGCCTTTCTGAGGTCGCGTAAAGTGGTTAAGGCCCAATCTTGGTTTTCCTCTTTACGCCTCAAATTATCATACACATACCGATCGGCTAACTTAACGTCGTTTCCGTTTTCGTCAGTTCCAACCGCGATAAGGTGATAGACGTTTACTCGGTATTTTTGCCCTTGCCTGTCGAGTCTTCCGATAAATTGGTCGTAGTTCTCGAAGGAATAAGGAATGTCGTAAAAGAGAATTGTATGTCCGCCGCGCTGCAAATTCAAGCCGTGGCCCGCACTTTGAGGGTGCGCCATGTAAACTTTTATTCTTCCCGCGTTCCAATCTTTTATATTCTCTCCGTCCTTGTCCATCTCCACGATGTGAGGGAAACGTTCGAGTATGCGCTTACGTGATGACTTGAAGTGATAGCCGAGGAAAACATTCTTCCCGGCGTTCTCCATTTCTTCGAGAAACACTTCTAACGCGTCGAGCTTTTCTTCGTGGATGTCGTAAATATCCGTTTTGCGGATCGGCACGTCGTTCTCGTTCACGCCGTCATAGTACGTGTTATAAACAACACCTGAGCACATCTGTAATGACTTTTGCGCGAGGATTGCTGCGGACTCGGCTTCGATTATGACATTCTCCGCATCAGGAACCATCATTACGAGGTTTTCACGGAACGAGGTGTATAGTTCGGTCTGTTTCTCCGTTAATCGAACAGGGATGCGGTGAGAGACATATTCAACCTGATCAAGATAGTCGGCGGTACGCATTACGAGGCATATGTCCTTTATCTTGTCTAAGATACGCATTTCGGTATCTTCGCGAGGCGTAGTTTTATGGTTGTACGGGTTGTAATCAAAGTATTTGTCCCGGAACTTGTTGAATGACTTCCCGAAACGTTGGCCCCGATCGAGTAAATATATTTGAGAGAAAAATGCGGTATAGCTTTCCCCGTTAGGTGTGGCAGTAAGTTCTACTAACCTTTTTATCCTCGGAAGGACTTTCGTTAAATCTTTGAATCGTCGGGATTGGTGCGACTTAAACGAACTCGACTCGTCGATGACCACCATGTCAAAAGGCCACTTACCTTTATAGTGGTTCACCAGCCAGCTTATGTTTTCTCGATTGATTGAAATGATCGGGTTGGTCGAATTGAGCGCGGCTAACCTTTTCTTTGCGTCACCGATAGCGGGAACGACTTTATATCCGCAAAGATGGTCCCACTCCTTAAATTCATCGGGCCACGTTTTGTTTGCTACCCGGCGCGGGCCTATGATCAGAACACGGTTGACCGCGAAGTCGTCGAGTAGATCCGCAATCAATGTCCCGGTAATAACTGTCTTTCCTATCCCCATTTCAAGGAACAGGCCACAATACGGAACCTCAAACGCAAATTGGCGGGCCTCCACCTGATAATCGTGAAGGTCCGCCCTTGTCAAGGTTACTCGCTGGCGGTTTTTTCTAATCTCCGCCTTTAAGTCGATTTTAGTCTTCCCAACCGTATGTTTCGAAGATTTCTTTTGCCGATTCGACATTATCCACCCAAAAAGTTAAGGCCCCGTACTTTGTCATTTCAGCCATTCGTACTATCTGCTGTTGTGAAGGCTTCTCGCCGGGGCGTTTGATTTCGATAAATAAGACAAAGCCGTTTTTAATAAATATGCGGTCTGGTACTCCTCGTTTTCCCGGGCTAGTGAATTTCGCAACCCACCAGCCCTTCGCCATGGCATATTTACGGATATCAGCTTCGACTTTGCTCTCTCTGACAACCGTCGACATATTAGTCTTTCCTGTAAAAATAACCTTCCCACCCGGCAGCGCCTAGCGGTAGGTCTTTCGCCCAACGGATTTTTGATGCCATACATGCTATTAGGTCATCAACTCCTAAAATATCGTCGTCGTCAACCTCGGTGATGATTTCATCGTGTACGTGGAACGCGATGTCGAATCCGATTGATTCAGCTTCAAACATTCCGTTTACAAGAACATCCCGAGCTATGGCCTGAACGATATTCTCCACCAGCTTACCGCCGTGAGTGGTTTGCGGACCCCAACCGCCCGGGTCTTTTTTACCTTCATACATGATTTCTTGACGGGTGTAGCTTTCACCTCGACGATTCTTGTATGTGTTGGTTACTAGGCGTGGTCGGTAGTAATACAGTTTCCGGCCCGACGGGAGCATGATCCACAAGAACGGTTTTGAGAAACCAAATTTCAACGAGCGCCATGCGGTTGTTTTGTGCGTCTTGATGGTCTTCTTAACGCAGTTTTCTATATCCGTCCAGCTATCAACAATCTCCGGACATAAGTTTCGGAAGGCTTCTACTGAGGCGTGTGCTTCTTCCCGGGTTAAGTGAACACCCATGTTTTCACCGTAGCCCCATAGTCCGGTTTTCTTACCGTCGATTAAGTCACCACCGCCTAATCTATATCCGCATCCTAACGTGGCGGGCTTGGCTTTACTACGATGCGGTTTAGTTTCCTCATACGGTATTTTCAGCCATTCTGCGGCAAACGAACGGTATAAGTCCTTTTTATCCCGTAAGGTATCAAGGAACCATTTACAGCCTGTCAGCCAGCCGATAACCACGGACTCAATCGATGATAAATCCGCTACGACAAACTTTCTTCCCGGTGACGGAATTAGCGCGGCTCGTAACAGCCCCGGGAGCATGTCCATCGGTTCGCCCGCGAAGACGTTGAGCGCCCATAGGTCGCCTTCTACGATTAAGCGTTTCGCGATAATTGCGTTTGTTTCGTCTTCAAGGATTTTTGGTGTACGCACAAAGTTATGTGTTTGAAGCCCACGTCCAGCAAAACGCCCGGTGCGTGAAGCGCCGTAGCACTGAATAGTTCCTCTAACTTTGCCGTCATCATTCTCTAATTCGAGCATCTTGTCGTATTTTGAAAGCGACGACTTAGAGCTTTTCTGTCTCATTTTCAGCGCCGTAACAACGTCTTTAGTGACGCCGTTATCCGGGAACTCCGCAATAACCTTTTTAACTGTGTCAGCGCGAAGGTCATCGAACGGATAGCCTCGCTCTTTCAGCCACGGTAATAGTTGCTGCTGTGAACCCGGGTTAGCGCATCCGGTAAGGGCCGACATTTCTTCGATAATCTGAGGCTTTCTTATCGCCGCCATTTTTATAGCCGCTTCGATGAACTCATTGTCCAAGTTAATCCCACGGTCATTTATCTTCTGATCGAGAGCGTAAACTTTCCACTCGTAATCAGGCATGTCGTATTTAATTTCGCTGAGGCGCTTATCGATATTCCCTTCGGCGATAACGTCTTGTCGGCAGTACGAACCGAAGGCGGCCCATTCTTCCGGATGCGTTTGTGCCGTGTGCCATCTTGCCGGGTCTTTCTTAGTTGGCTTGCGTGGCTTTGAGAAACGGTTAATCAGCTTCTTACCTTCCGCATCTTTAGCCTGATCACCTTTAAACCCTAAAGCCTTACCGATCATGGCAAGGTTTCCAGCGAACCCACGGTGATACGCTGCGACCATCGTACAGCGCCATACGTAGTACGGTGTGTCTATACCTAAAACATGCTTTGTGATTAGTCGCTCAAACTGAGCGTTGAACGCTTTTTTAAGAATAGTATTGTCGCGAAGATATCCTCTTAACTCGTCGAGGTCTTCGTCCGGCATAGTTTCATCCCAAAAGCCTATCTCGTCGCTATCTTCAAACTTCCATGCGACCATCAGTATTTCAGTTGACGGGTGAGCCGCGTATTTGTGTGCGCCGACGGCCTTAATGTCTAACTCACTTCTCGTTTCATAGTCAAATCGAATCGTTCGGGCATAACTCTTTGAATTATATACGTCCATCGGTATTTCTCCTCTCATAACAAAAAAGCCCCGGTGAGGGGGCCTTTGTGGGGATAACCCCGATTACATTTCTTCTTCGTCGTCCCAATCGCTCTCGTCGTCCCATGCTTCGGAATCGTCGATGCGCTCGGCCCCGAACGGTTCGCCGTCTTTAATGAATTTCAGGGAACGTAGGTTAGCGTTTACACGTTTACCGTATTTGTTGTCCTGAACCCACGGGTTGATCAGCGCACTAACGTAACAACCGCCGTACATGATTTCTTCAATATCGTCGACGTCGATTTCTTCTTTGTCTTTATCGCGACACACCGGACGTTTCTTCTCGCGGGCCACAACTACGAACATGTTTTCGCATTCAGGCTTATCGCTAAATTCTTCGTCACCGTCTTTGATAAAATACTTGGAAGATGGAACTTTAACCTTTTTCTCTTTCGCGATTTTCTCTGCGATTTTCTTGATTTCCTCGGCAGTTTCGCTGTGGATATCTTTATCGAGAAGGAAGGTTGCCCCGAACTTCTTCGAACCGTCGTCACCTTCTTGAGGCGTTGCGAGGTGCGGATAAGATAATCGAACATTATCGATACGGATGTGACCACATTCATAAATTACTGCGACCACTTTACCATCATGTTTAATACGTTTAATCGGTGTTAATTTAGCCATTTTCGAGTTACCTATTTAGTGATTTACGGATCTATCGGTTTAATCGTCCCAAACTTCCTCGAACTTCTCGTTCAAGTCTGGTCTTGGGTCATCTTCAAGTGCGAGTGTCGGCCCGCCCTTTTGTGTGAAAGTAAGTCCGTTAAGAATCGCTTCAATACTTTTCTTATCGTACCCTTTTGCTTTCAGTAGTGTTTCAGCCTGTGACGGCGAAACCATCTTCGGATCAGAATACATATCGCCTTGGTCAATTCCCGCGAAGTCTAATTCTTCGGCGGCGAATGCTTCGTCGTTAAATACCCGTGTTCCGCGCTTTGCTACTAACTTCAAGCCCTTCACTCGCTTACCTTTAGAGATTTCTGTAGTCGCCTTTTTCTCGACGTCTTTAAACCACTTCTCTACCGGGCTGCGATGTCTATATATTAACGTTATTTCTTCCCATGTCAATAGGGAAGTTTCTTTTAACTGTAATTCTAGTTCTTCTCGAAGGAGTTCTTTGATACTTGCCATGTCATCCGCCGTATAATCAAAAGAGTTTCCACTGTACCGACCGTTTTTCAGGTCCAGAATGCGAGCCGCGTTCGCCGGGCACTTATACGATATCTTGCACCACTCACACGCTTTTTCGCTCGGTCTGCGAGGTGCGTCGATTTGCCATGCTTCACGGGCCGCTTTCTTCACGCGTTCGCCGAATGCGATAAGTTCTTCACGCGTCATTTTAAATCGACCGTAGTTTCGCTTGCGAGGCTGACAGATGCGAATTTCTATTTCCTCGAAATGATACTTACTATCGAACTGAGCGAAGAACCCATACGCGTACAGCTTCAATTGCGTATTATCTTTCGTTGAGACAAAAATGTTTTGACCGTATTTAAGGTCGGTAATAATCAATCGACCCGGAACACATGCCGCATGGTCACACGTACCGCCTTGCTTAATGAACTTGATCGGCTTTTCGTCATCAGCATCAGGATTCCCGATCGGCATCAGGTCGGTAAACCATACCTTCGTTTCTACGAAATGATCGCCACCGTTTTCTTGGCACATTTCCACGTATTCGCGAAGATAATCGAACATTTCAAACGTAATAGGTATGTCGAACTCTTTTCCGTTCTCTCGGTATTGCCTTATTGTATTTAGGTACTGGTCGGGCCTCTTTCCAGATCGTAACCATTCTTCCGCGATTTCGTGAGCGACGGTTCCTTCGGCGGCTTCATACCCGGCGTCGTCATCTTCAAGAACACTCGGAACAAGTGCCCCCGGGCATAGCATCCAAGTAGCGGAATATGACGGGGCGAATATTGAGTGACCGTCGTCCTCACACGCCAGCATTAATCTATGTAAAAATGATTTTTCCATATTTCCTCTCAAACAAAAAAAAAGGGACTGCCTAAGCAATCCCTATAATTTCGAAGAACCGATATTACATATCTTCGTCGTCGTCAGTTTCGGTGTTGGCTTCGCCGTTAATTGCGGCCTCACACGCTGCGAATACTGCTTCGTATTTATCTTCTGGAATCTGCGCCATTTTCTCAACGCCGCCTACTTCATTGATGATACGAACTGCTTCGTCTTTATCGACATCGGCGCGTACTTTGCGAAGCGCTTCAACCATTTCAGACTTAGTTACTTTTGACTTAGCGGCTGCGGCTTTTTCTTCCTTAGCTGCTTTGTCTGCTTTCGCTTTAGCTTCTTTGGCTTCTTTATCGGCTTTTGCTTTAGCCGCTTTATCCGCCTTCGCTTTTTCAGCTTTTTCGTCTACTTCCGGTTTAGTTTCTTTCTCGGTAGTTTCGACCGGAGCGGAAGACGATAAACCCGGATTTAACAGAACTTCTGTCAGACGTTCAATGTTAGTGTTCAGGGTTGCGATTGCTGCTACTAAAATCTCTAAGGTGCCTACTGGTTGTGACATGATATTAATCCTTTCGTTAAGTTGATTGTTTGTGTCTTTCGTTTCGACACCACCTATATTACTCGCCCGGAAAACTAAGTCAACACCTTTTTAAAGAAATTTTTAGTTCGGGTACGACTTTTATTCTCCGGCCACCCGAAAACGTGGGGTGCCGGTAATATATTTTTATCGCCTAAAGTGATTAGATTGTTAGTTTATGTGCGCCGCCGATCTCGGGCCGGGAAAATTTTTTGCCGGGGACCGTTGACATTCTCCTTTAGTCTAATGTATTCGCGCATTGACTTAATGTAAGTGCGTGATGTATTATGCCAATCTACACTTGCGCGACATTTCGCACATTTAAGAGGTAAGTTGTTATGACAGAAAGTAATTTTCCATCTTGGGCGCTGAACAATAAGACGGGTCGGCTCAAGTTTATGATTAGACATTTAGCCAGTTTTACATCGGAAGAAGGACACCTTGTCCACTTATGTAAAGAGGCCGGATTGTCTGTTCGCGGAGTTTCACAAGCCATTGAACGCGGCGAGTTCACTTTCCAAATGGCGGATAAGTTAGTAAGAGCGGCAGCGGTCGCGGGTGACACTGGTATTACAGTGATGAATATTTTAGACCCTATGGGATCATTTAACGAGGCTAAATAATGTCAAACGTTTTCAAATCACGCGGCCCTGAACTTTTCGACAATGGTTACGAAGTAATTCCGATTACTCGTCACGACGCAACTGATAGTGAAGGTAAATTGCTATCTAGCGCGGGTAAGGCTCCGGCCCTAAAAGGCTGGCAGTCCGTAGAAATAACGCAGTCCAATATCGACCTTTGGTGTAAAAACCGAGCTAAATGTGGCGTGGGTATTCGTACCCACAAAAACCCGGCTGTCGATATTGACTGCGTGGACCCGGAAGCGTCAGACCATATGCAAATGTTTGTTGAGGCCGAGATCGGTTTTGCGCCGATCCGCGTGGGACGCAACCCTAAAGCATTATTGGTATACCGCACTGACCGCCCTTTCACCAAAGTAAAATCCACGGTGTTCGTAGACGAAAACGGAAATGATAACGCTGTCGAGATCCTTGGCAGTGGTCAACAATTCGTTGCGTATGGTATTCACCCGGGAACAAAGAAACCGTATCAGTGGACTATCAAAGGTGAGTCTCCGGCTGATAATCACGCTGATTTTGACCTTGAAGAAATTACGTTGGAACAAGCCCGCGAGATTATCGCTGAATTTGACCGTTACGCATTAGAGCGCGGGTGGAAACCTAAAGCTGATCGTAATGGCAAACACGCTAAACCTTCGCTTGGCTATTATTTAGATACACCGGATGAAAAAGGCGACTGGTCGGACGAGTTAGACGACGAGGACGATTGGGTCACGGCGGACGACGTTACTGATAAGTGGCAAGGTACATACGAAGAACTGTACGAAATATTCGAGAATGATATCGAACCATCTTACGATTATCATACTTGGGTTCCTGTGCTGGCGGCATTAAAAGACGCTGAACGTGAACCGGACGAGTTTAAAGAGATCGCGAGAATGTGGTCTGCTCGGGCCGAAGGCTCTTACGATGACGACGCGTTTGAGGACAAGTGGGAAAACGGTAATTTCCAACGTGTCGGTAAATACGCGAAGACATTACGAGGAGTTATCGCCGAAGCGGAAAAGCTGCAAGGTGTTCGAGAGATAGAAGACATTGTAATTCCACTGTTCGAAAGCGCTAAAAACTTAGCAGACTGGACGATCGCGGCAAACCGTTTACGGGAAACGTGGGCTTTCGGTCTTGAACGGGAAACGGCTGTCTCTATTGCTTCGGAAAAATATAAGGTCGTAACGAACGGGCAAAAGTTAACTGACTCGCAGAAAAAGAAATTTCTCGGGGTGGACTATTCTCTGTTTGACGCGCCTGAATGGTTAGAGCCGTGGGTTTACAACGCGGTAGATAATGAGTTTGTTAATCGCGACACGATGACCAGTCTTTCGCCGAAAGCGTTCTCGAACACCTTTAACCGTGAAACGATGTCTAAATATAATGTGCTGGCGGAAAATTTCGCAACGGTAGATCGTCCAGTTCCGGTAATCTACGGCACGATGTATTACCCGTTACGCCATGGTGACATGAAAGGGAATAAGTGGACTCGCGTTGAGGGCATTAGCGATAAACGTATCTTCAATCATAACGGGCTTGCCTACCTAAACACTTTCGACCCTGACACAGTTCCTAAAACTGCCGAAACCATATCTACGGCGGGGTATAAGGCCATTGGTGAGGTTCAGAAGTATTTTGAAATTCAATACCCTGAACCGGACGAAAGACGATACGCTATGGATTGGATGGCTTGGGTAATCAATAACCCGTGTCGGAAAATCAACTACATGCTTTTAGTGTTGGGCGGTCAAGGATCTGGTAAGACCATTGTTAAGAAATTTATGGAACATATGCTCGGTGAGAAAAATGTTTCCACGGTTTCCAACAAAGTGATCCACGGTAACTTCACAAGCTGGCAGTCCGGCGACATCCTGAAAGTAATTGAAGAAATTTCGGTGAGTGGTCATAGATACGATGTAATGAACTCACTCAAAGAGCCGATCACGAATGAAACGTTAAACGTTGAGTTCAAACATAAAGATGCCCGTCAGTGTATAAATACAGCGTCATATATGGCGTTTACGAACGATGTCGGCGCATTACCGATCAACTCAAGCGACCGTCGTTTCCTATTGGTGCGAAGCGCATTCCAGCATAAGGACGAGGTTAACGCTTATCTAAAAGAGGACCCTAACTACTTTAAACGTTTCGAAAAGGCTTTCACTAAACACGCCCCGGAGATCCGCAAATGGTTTTCGGAATGGGAATACTCGGAAGACTTTAAGTTCGATGGAAGCGCACCTGAGACTGTAAGTATGAACTCGATGACCCTTGATTCTGAGGACGATTTCACGGCTATGGTTATGTCTGCGGTTGACGAGTGCTCTTTTGGTACAGAATACACGTCGGGCGTTACTGACGAGGTTATCTTCATTAACTCGGCGATCGCTTTGGCGGAGGGTAGATGTCGTGCTCCTATGGGACGAGTTATATACAGACAGTTAGCCGAGCAAGGATTTTTCAGGCCGAGTAGTGGTCGAGTTCAAATCCGATTTAATGGCGAACGGGGTAGCGTTGTTGTCCGCGATCCTAAGAAGTTTCTACTACCTGACGGAAGTGTAGATACTGACAAAATAAAAGACATCCTTGAAGCAAACGAACGCAAAGTTGAGGCGCAGGAAGCCCTAAACGCTGCGGACGAAACGAATGTATTTTAGCTAACATATATTACGTCTTAAATGTAAGGTCGCTCTTTAGCGGCCTTTTTTATTGCCTCGCGATCGCGACGTCAGCTATTTTTCCTTTGAGTAAAAAACCCCTGTACAAAAATTGAACTACATTTTTTCGGATTTTCGACGTTTTTTGAAAAATTTTAGAAGTCTGGTCGTCAATTTTCCATTTTTAAGATTTTCGGATTTTCGAAATTTTTCCATTTTTTTGGTGGTTTTACTGTACGTTTTTTGTACCGGGTTTTTCGGCACAGTCGTGTGTGTCAGTGTCGCGAAAATTCAAGCGATTGATTTTACTGAATTTTATATCTGGCGGACACGGCACACGGCCCGCAATAAACTTATATGTGTATAGAAAAATCTATACGTGTGTAAAACCTAATTCGATAACACTGTATATATATATTTTTATTAAATTTAGTGTGTCAAGTGTGTCAGTTCGTCATTAAGTTTTAAATTTCAATAGCTTAGGTTGGAACAGATGTTTGACACCCATCCGGCACAGTTGTTTTACGGTGTCGAGTGTTGTTGTGCAGCCCACAACGATAATGGCTCGAAGCGGGGCCAACCTATTGATTTCCCTAAAAATTTTATGCGGCGGTATTCGACTTGGGTAATACCCTGAAATTCCGCTGAGACGACATTTAACTACGTTAAGGCTAAAAATCAATAACTTGCGACGAGGGGCTATACGGCATCCCGGACAAATTGCTCGAAAGCGGCTCTGCGCACCCCCGCAAAACAGGAAAGCGTGGCGGAGTACCTTTTCGATTTAAAAAGTGATTCTTTCCTCAACGGCGCTGAGAGACGCGCAGACACAAAAGCAATACATCGGCATACCTTGCACCTCGATCGCCTCGCCTTACCCCCTTACAGCTCGAAATAAGGCTATTCTCACACCCGGACAACGGCACAACCGCACACCCGGACACCAGAACACCGAAAAACACCCTAAAAACGGCCTTCCCGATCCGCTCGCACATCCGGACAACCGCACACCGCGATCCGCTCGCATCGGTTCACCGCGATCCGCACGAACAAAATTAAAACCGCAATACCTCACACCGGGACAATGCGCACAAATTTAAAAGCCCCCTTTAAGCGGTTAATCTGACAGTCAGGAAGCGCCCTGTAATCGTTCACAAGCGTTTTTCTGTAGGGCGGTAATACGTCGGGCACACCTAGCGAGTAGAACACGTCTGAATAGCGCACAGTGGCTTAATGGCTTTTCACCATAGGGCGGGGGAAATTTGAGAGGGCGGCGGCTTGGGGTTAGTTTGTTTTGGTGTGGTACGCTGTCGCGTCGGAATGGTCACAAGAGGCGTGATAATGGTAACAGTTGGTAAAGGTATTGCGGGAAGTGGTACGGGGATCGGGGTTGAGTGGTAACGCTGGCGGACAGAAAGAGAAAAGCCCCACGGATGAGGTGAGGCTTTGAGCGTGTGCGTAGATTTTTACAGGGCGGCTACCCGGGCAAGGTTTGAAGTAAAACCCACACACCCGCATAACCGACCCACGACAACACGGAACAGACGAAAGCGATCCCGGTAATACTGAATAAAATCATCATAGGGATAGCCATAAATTGTAAGTTCAGCGAAAACGACGGATAGCCGATCACCAGTGAAACCACAACCGCGCCCACCAGCCACACCACGGAATATAGACCGTAAGCATACAATTCTAATAGCAATTGTTCCATTAATTCGCCTCGTCGTATGCCGTGACGTAGTGACCCGCCCCGATCCGCTCGTCGAGAGTTTCGGGAAAGAATGAAATTTGTTCTAGCGTTTCTGAATGCTCATAGATCCCTATGACACTATCGCCGCGTTTCTCGACGTTTTTTAATTTCAGTGTCGAACCGTCCGGCGCTAACGAGTCATAACCGCGCCCCACGTAAACCCGATCGGGGAATCGGTACGGCTTAGGGTCTTTCTGTTCAGTCAGCGAACAACCGCAAAACGGGCAGAACGTAAAGACGATCGGAAAGTCTTGTTTTGTTAGGCGGGCTTTCGGTGTGCCGTCCTTTTTGATTTCCTGATATGACGCGCCGTATTCGATGAAATAGCCGACGGACATAACGCCGCCGTTCATGAACAGGCCGGATTGTTTCCACCCGCTAGATCTTAGGCTCGCGCCTTCCGGTAATTTCTCTTTGATGCGGCTTTCCATCTTCTCGCCGACTTTTGAAAAACAATCGCATTTAGCCATTGATAAGATCCTCATTCTCATAAAGTGAAGTGTTCGGAAACGCCTTACAGATTTCCGGGATTGAGCCTTTAAACGCGGATTTAATCCGAACGGTTTTACCATCGAGGCCACAAATCAGATTAAACAAGTTTGCGCCTTCTAGTAATGTTTTAGTGCCGCCAACAAACAGCCGGGCATGATCGACATTTCCCGCCGTGTGAGTGAAACGACCAACCGGAACACCCGGCAGACCGACATAATGACCTAGCGCAATTCTAGCCGTGGCGGTTTTAAAGTTAATCCAGACATCAAACGGTTTTGTTCGCTCCCGGTTAACTTGAAGCGTTAAACACCCGCCGGAATAAACCAACCCGTTAAAACGTGCGGCTATGCTTTTTAGCGTTAGCATGTCGCCGACTTTCGTAACGTGTCCGGATTCCCTAACGATATATTGACCGAACACCGGAAAATTAATTTCCTCGTATTTTTCATCGATCATGATTTCCCCCAAATCCGCCCGCCACGCTGCCCCGGTTCGCGGGTGTTCATTTCAGTTCTAAGCCATTCTTTGGCCTGTTTGATAAATCGAAATTCGTGTTCTTTGACGCTGATCGACGTATTCGATCGAACGTGTACCCGGTGAATATTAACCTTGACCATTGAAGACACGCTCCCACAATACAGGGTTACGCGTAATTCGTCGCCGTCGTGAACCGCATCAAAAGCGCTAAGTTCGGATCGATGGCTCATACCCGTTTTAATCTTCTTAAAACAAAAAGCCAACTGGTCGGATATGTGAGAAGGTAAAACTTTATTACTCATGGCCTCGCGCCTCCCTCATTTCCTGTAATTCGATCGCGCGGGTCAATGCGTCCCGGGCTTCTTTGAGATCCGCCAGCGTGTCATTTTTGCCACGTTTGCCGGGAACTAATATTTTCTTAACCGCATGTTGTAGCGCCGGGCACGTAACCGCCCACATTTCGATAATGTCGTAAATGTCGAACACTTGACCACGATAACCGCGCTTGTATTTATTCCCGGTGAACTCCTCAACGGGCGCGGGGTTTTTCGCTCTTTTCCCCCTTTGTGTGGCCTTATCGATACATGACAGGCAAACATTAACAGCGACATTACCGCGAGGAACTCGACGCAATGATCCGGATAGCGTCATAGCGCCACACTCCGCGCAACGTAATTTTTCAGATTTAGCCATTATTTAACCCTTTTAATTTAATTAATTCATCTAGCGTTAATTCTTCGCCACGGTCGCAACGAATGGAAAATAAATCATCGCGGAACGGGTAAGCCGTTAATTGTTTTTGACAGTCGGAAAAATTAAGCGCACCGTCAATAATATAATCGTCGCATTGTTCCGTTAATTTACCCGGCTCAACTGCGCATAATGTAATTACTAAAAAGAAGTTAGCGATCATTATTTCCTACCGTAATAAAATTTATCTTCTGAATAAACATAATAGCCGCCCGCATTATTAAACATGCAAATATTTTCAGCCATTAATTTATTAAATTGAATATCACTAAAACTTTCGAACTTTTTAATTAAAGCCAACTTACGACTTAATTTAATAAAACGGTTCGGCCTGTTGGTGATTCGCCAATTAATATTTACGCATCCGTGAATATTCATTAATTTAGCCGCTCGTTTTTCGGCGTTATAATAATATCTTTGATGCTCGATAACCGCAGACCGGGCGACGACTTGCGCCGCCGGGCTTAATTCCGAATATTTAAAAAGTTTCATTATAATTTAACCGGGTGAAACGTTATTTTGTTAGCGCCGCCATGTTTAATAAAATGCGTGGTGACAGTTGTTAATCTCGATTGTGGGTTAATATCCGTCGTATAAAATTCCCCGCGAGAATCATAAACCCGTAAATTCTTTAACGGTGCGCTATGGGTAATAATTGCTAGATCCCCGTTAGCGATCGCGATTGATAAAGCCGCCAAAGTGTAGAACTGAGAGCCGCAATATTGTAGTTCATCGTTATATATATTATTCACATTCACGTCAACGGTTAGGTTAGCGCCATTCTTTGAAGTGAAAACCCCGCGAAGGTCTAGCACTTGACCCGGCTTTAATATGCCGTTGCCTTTACGAACTAATAGCAAACTATCCATTAAAACGATGTCGAGAGGATCGGCGGGTAATACATCTTTAGCCGTCATCTTTTCAATGGCGCGGCGTTGTTGCGCTGTCGGTTGCTCCGACTTACGCAGCGAAACATGACCCGGCTTTGACAGGTCAACGCTATTTTTACGGCCTTCGATCATGGTGTCGATCTCTTTAATTTCGGCGTCGTCTAAATCATTCACTAAATGCGCGGCGTAAGTTTCGTTTAAAGTTTCTACGGAACATTTACCACGGATAAAGCCTTCAATTTCGTTAAAGCTGTTAGACTGGAACCAATCAACCGCGATTGTCTCGCAATCAATTACTGTCTTAACCTCTACCGCATAAGTGGCACTGTCGCCGGACTGGAAACGAACTTTTAATTTTGCGCTGGCGTCCTTGTTTGTCAGCGCGATAGTTTCATAATGCGCGGGGTTAGCTTTGATACCCTTGCAAATATCGCGAATTTCCGCACGTTGCGCCACGCCTACGGTGATTTTAAAGTTAACTTTAGCCATGATATAAACCTCACTATTGATTGATTAATCTGTCCGGTTCGTCCCGGGTATGTGTGTAATATACCTATACCGCTTGAAGGTGTCAAACACTTTTTTAATTTATTTTAGACAAAAGAAAAGGCGAACACCCGCAAGGATGCCCGCCCGTTTTAACTATATGATATTTATCGGGAAAGAAGTATCTCAACTGATTTTATCAACCCCTCAAGGCTCGAACCGCCGAGGCTCACGCCTTGCCCGGCGTATGTCCAAGGGCTTAGACCGTCCGGCGTTTCCATGATTGAGCCTACCCACAGGCCGCCCGCTATGACGTAGTAAAGGGGGACGCCTTCCTCTTTGAATACCTCAAAAGATTTAGCCTCCGACTGCTGGCGGATCAAATCTTTTTTAAACATGGCAACCGCGTGATCACCGTGTAGAATCACCGCCGCCGTATCGGGGTAAGTGTCGAAGTCTTCCGCTAAAACTCCGCGATAATTAACACGACGACCGATAATAAAAACCTTTGTACCCTTTTTCATTAATATTCTTCCTCCGCGCTAGGGTCAAAATACACCATAGGCGACTTATCAGACAGATCCGCGACTGCGGCGTTAAAGTCCGCATAGCGCTTAGTGTGTCCGGATCTGTACGCCTGTTTAAGCGCATCAAGGCTGATTGTTTTAACAGGCTTCGATCTTTCATCATCGCAGCATAGCGATATAGTAAATACTACGTCACCCTCGCTAGGGTCGGACACATCCGCCACTTGCCAAAGTCTCGCAGAACCATCGAAGCTAAAGAACGTACCCGGGACGAACCAATCGCTATAGATTAAATTCGCCTGAACCTCTACCCACGCTTTAGCCGTCTTATGATCCTTGTATGGTCTCAAGTCTGCGCGAGAATACGCCGCCTCTAACGATTCCGCCGTTAAATTATACATCTTTCCGCCGAACTCAAGAACCCCGTAAACAGTCCCGTTGATCGAGGTGAACCCACGCCATTTATATATACGGCCTTGAACCCGGTCAACAACGTAATGGCGATCCTTAACCACGTCAGCGAAAGACCCGTAAGGCGCAGCGAACAACGGCGATTTAACCGTTTCACGCGGCAGGCCGTGGATATCCGGATCACCGCTGCCACATTGAGCCGCGAAAGCCTTCTCCGCGCTCACATCCTCATTACAATATTTTTCTAACTGTTCGAAGTCTTCCGCCTTAGCGATGATTTCACGAGTTACGAGGCGGCGCGGGACTGCTGTCACGGTCTGATCACCGTCAAAAAGAACATGCGCCACGCCAGACCACCACGATCCGGGATGGATGACGACACCGGAACGCGGAGCACCAAAGAAACCGTTTACTGTTACTTTTTCAGAGCGTCGAAACATTGATTTACCTCATTATGATTTAAGTTCACGCTTACAACATGCGGGTAAGAGTGGCAGACCAGATCGCCAGACGGGACAACGGAAATTTTAAGTTCCCCGGCTAACACTTGTTTTATAATTAAATCCGAAAAGAGGCGGGCGGCGTCCTCCGAACTTTCCGCCTCAATTGGTTGACAGACTAAAGGGATGAACATCATATTAATTAACCCACGTAGACCACGCCGAAGCGTCAGTGATGATAGAATGAGCCGGACGATTTGATAAAACACTGGACTCTTTACCGTCGAGCAGATAAACCGCTGTAAACTCGCCGAAGTTCAACCCTTTTGAAACGTGAATTTCGCGGCGTCCATCCGTGGCGCTAAATACGGTTAAATCGTCTGTCGTGGCCTCGTTGTTCACTTCGAAGCCTAACGCCTCTAAGCCTTCTTCGATCGGGTTCATCGGGTTAAAGTTTTCATCGAATGCCGCAAAAATCAGCGCATCCATTCCCGGGACGTCATCGCGGCGTAACGTTACCGCGCCGTTACATGTGAAAGTGATATCCCAATTGTCAGAATCTTCGCCATGTTGCCAGAACATAACGCGCCAGTTATCCCCGTTAATTTCGGCTTTAAACGTAGTGGCACCGTGGGACATATCCAGATCGAAAGAATAGCCTAGCGCTTTCATAACCGCGATCATTTGCGCGGATAAATCGGCGTCGTTTTCCATGTGTGCGGCTGCCCCGTGGTCGTATGCGCAAACCTCGACACTCTCGAACATGTAACGAACTAGACAAGTGAAGTTATCAAACCCGCTTATCAGGTCTACGGCTTTTCTTAGCGTGTTAACTTTGTCAAGGTCTACCGCTGGCTTAACGGCTGAAATAGCCGGGCGGATGGTTTCAGGAATAGAAAACGGGCTATTGTCGGTAAATACGTTAGAAATGAAAGTCATGATAAACACCTCATAATTAGTTTAATGTTTCCGGTTCGTCCCGGGTATGTGTGTAATATATCTATACCGCTTGAAGGTGTCAAACACTTTTTTAATTTATTTTAGACAAAAGAAAAAGCCCGAACGCGGCTAAACTTTCGGGCTTTATTTACACTTGCGGAGTTTGTTTTCAAATCGTGGATATAGTAACCCGCCCGGCTTCCGGTGTAAAGCATTATTTTTATACAGACGTAAAAAAACCCGCGCAAGGCGGGCTATAAATGTGAGGCAATGTAAAGTAATGCGAGCCTTTGAGGTTCGGGCGCTCTCCCCGGTGACACAATCAACCAACGGAAGCGAATCACGCAGCCATTAAGCGGAAGATTAACACCGGGTTAGCGACGCGTCAAGCCTTTTAAATTAGAGAAGCAAGAACCCAAAGACGATCGCCACGCTGAATAATAACCGCAATTACCGCAAATTAGGCGAAATTCCGCCGCCCGGTAGTTTCCGCCGTCCGGCTTTGTTTTCGTCCGCGCTTCACTTTTCAAAGGACGACCACAAGAACAGCGATACCAACCTTTTATAATATTCACCACATCACCCCGCGCACCCGGTTTAGGTTATCGCGATAAGATTTATAAAACTCTTTCGCGCCGTTGATCCACTCGCCCGCCTGATATCCCGATAAAATAGTAAAAGGGACGACCGGGATCACAACTTCCGGCCTTGTTAAATGAACGTCGTCAACCTGAACAGCCGCCGACCCATGCCCGGGACGATATCGAACGGTTAAAACCCTAACAACACCCGGCGAAACGTGGAATATAACGCCGTAAGAGAAGGAGTAATCCGGCATTGAAAAATCTTTAGTAGGACGCCCGATCGCCACTGTAGGCAGTGCGAGCCATTCAGCCCGCACAATATTAAATCTAAATTCACGCTCTATCATTGATTGACCCCGTAAACCGTCCCGCGAAACTCTAAACCTTTAAAATTGTAATAGATTTCCGCGTCGCCTTCCGCGTCTTCTTTCCACATGCAAACGCTATAATCTCCGGCGTCGAACTCGCGAGCGTGAGGAATATCACCTAGGCGGCAACCTTTAGTTATGATTAACTCGTCAATGCTCCCGAACTCCTCGCAACCTTCGACCACTTCCGCCAGCGCTGCCGCCAATTCCTCAACATATGCGCGGGATTGTTCCGCCCACGCTGCGCGGATCATCGCGTTAGCTTCCAGCATTAAACACTGTAATGAAGATTCGCAGCCGCTAAAATCCAATGGTTCGTCAATTTCCACGTCGTCGAACTCGTTTGATTGTACGGTTTCCCACGCTTCCGCGAAATAGTCCACGCTTACACACTCCGGCGCATTCGTTAAATCGTGCTCGTCGAATAAATTGCTTAACTGGCTTTCAAAATCGCCACGGGTATCAATCGAAGTTTTAGCCGGAAGGCTTGCCGCGTCGGATGCGATAGATTCAAAGATTGATTTTTTAGTAAATTTTAATTCTGCCATGATATGAACCTCATAATTGTTTTTAACTGTTCGGGGAGTTGTCCCCGTCTCGATGTGGTTAATTATGCCTATACCGCCCGGAGGTGTCAACACTATTTTTAAATTATTTTCAAAATAAATAAAGGGCGCTTGCGCACCCCTTGATTAGTCAGGCTTTAGCGGTATTTCACAATCGCAAACCGTCATATTTTCCGAATGAATAAAAATTACTTGAAGGTGCCGAGTTTTCCAAGACTGTCCGGAGTTCATGAAGTGTCTACGAATGACAAGCCAGCCGCGATCGTCTTCCACCATTCCCGGGATTCTTACGCTTACAATCGTTTTTGAGTCCACGTAAACGGCGCGATCCGGGTCAGGGTCAGCCCGAAAATAAAACGCACTGGCTAGGTTTAAAATTGTTTGTATGTCGTGGGTAGATAGTTGTAACTCTTTTTCTCTTGGTTTCAGGAACGAGGAAAGCCGGGATCTTGCCCGGCGTGAGTTGGTATCTTTGGGTAAACTGGAATAATAGGCCACGTCTTCCCCTTTAAAAATCGACTCGCTCAAAGTGTTTGACCTCATTGGGGGACACAATCCGAGTATGGGATGTATTACGCGTTAACATGAAACGCATATCCCACGCCGGGCAGAATAGATCGCCGTTTGTCCTAATCGAAACGGCTCTAATATCACTGCGCAAAATCATTCCGCTGTTTAGTGTGATCTTAATTATCTTTTTCATCGCCTACACCTATATGATTTAGAAATGCTTCGCCTTCTTCCTGATCAGGCCACATAACACCGCCACACACCCCGAAGGCGATTAAATACAGGCAAAACCGCCCAACCGTCAGCGCGTCATTAACCGCCAACCAACCAACGCAAGCCGCGAACGCCGGGACACACAACGCCGCCCCTAAAAACCGAACACCGCCCCGCGCCGCTAAACCTTTTAGCTTTTTATCAGCCATGGTGCCGCCCCCCTTACGGATGAATTGAGATTGTCGGCTCTTTTACCGGACAGATCGGCAAAGAGATATACATATCCCCGATTTTCTTATATATCAGGTCTTGAACTATTTCCGCCCGAATGAAACTATCACGTTCAATCAGCCCGCGCGCGTCGATCCGCTCCTCACTTATAGCGATCGGGATCGTTGCCTTGTTTAGAATATCGTCGATAAACTTCTCTAAACAGTTCGGCGCTGCCTTTTCAGAAACAACCGCATAAAAGTAGTAAGACCCGGCAAGCGCGGAAACATTCAGCTTATAAGCCTTTTTAAACATATCAAACGGGATCGTAATTGCGCTATTCATTTTGTTTATTCCTCTTTAAAAGATGCGCCCATTATAAAGGACCTCTAACAGGTGTCAACAAGTTTTTTGCAGTAGGCGAAAATAATTTAAACCTTTGAATAATAACGAAATATAGGCGAACGCGCATAAAATACCTTGAAACTCAATTTATCTATAAAAATTCGGCGCTTACTTGAGAAACCTCGCGGGCTGACGGGGTCGTAAACGGCGTTTGAAATCCATCTGCCGGGCTTACTTCAAAAACCTCGCGGGCTGTCGGAAATGGAAACGAGAAATGGAAATCAGGATCGTAATTCTCTATAAAAATCCGTCGCTTACTTGAGAAACCTCGCGGGCTGACAGTTTTTGAATCGACGTTTGAAATCCACCAGCGGGAATATTATGAGAAAATGTTTGACACCTCGAACAGGTCGATATAATATCCCCACATCGATTCGAACTTTTAACCGAGGAACAACCAACATGACCAACTCAAATGACATCATTTTCACTGACGGCGAAGAACTTCCGAAAGTAGAAATAGCAGAACTATCGCCAAAAACTGCGGCAGTATCACCAGAACTGGAACGTGAAGTCGCGGCGGCGTCCTCCATTCCCGACCAGTTAGTTGTTGTTCCGTCCAGAACTCGACCATCTAGCATTATCGGGAACCTGATCTCACTGGACGTCGGCGAAGTGTTCACTAAGTCAGAAATGGTATGCGACGTTGCTAAACTGGACGCTCTTGACGGTGACATTAATCTGACCTCATTGAAAGAGCGTCTACGCAATAACGTAAAATCTTCCACCATCCATGCGAAGAAACAAATCAACGGTGAATTTGCGATGGAAACTCATCACTTTGTTTCACCGCTCGGACGCCTTTACATACAGGTTTTGATCACCCGTACCGCCTGAGCAAATTTTTGTAGGACGCGGCCCATTTTAAAAGCCGTGACACCCTTTTATCTACCACCACCCTAGCGGAGTAACATTATGTCGGATTCAATTGAAAAAACGGACTTAACCACCCTTGAAGATAAAGTTGCTGCTGTACTGGCAGACCTCGCCACCTCAAATCCCGAGGTTCACGCCGTTTTAGTTCGCGGTGTTGCTGCGGACCAGCAAATCGAACACATCGAAAAATCCTTTAATGAAAGGGCCGATAAGGTTTTTCAGGCCGCGATACGCTTAGTCATGACGGCGAGCGGTCGCAAAAACCTGATTATCACCGAAGACAACATGTCTACAGCCGAAACCACCAATCTCGAAATAACCGAAATAGGCGGTAACGTTAAATACTCAATAAAGTAGGACCCAAAGAATGAAACACACAAACGTAGCGATCGCGATCGACGCGGCTATGACCCGTTCTAAAGTAAACATGGCGACAATTTTCAAGTCGCTGGAACGTGACTACAAGATGAACATAAAAGCGTCTTGGTGTGGGATTGAAGCATTTACCCCGGAACGCAGAATATACGCCCACGGTGAGTACGCCGAGAAAGGTGCCGCTACTCCGGAACAACGTACACGATATCGCATCCGCTTAATTCGTTTCGTGAAATGGCTATTTTCGCAAAACTACATTACTCCTGAAATGGAAGCGGCCCGATCATGGTTTGAGGATCAAGACGAATGGTAAAAGAAATCCCGGTGTTGAATAACGCCACGCAGCAACACGTTAATGAGGTCCGACGAGAACTGCGGGCCAACGCTGAAAACTTTAACAACTGTATGAACGAGGCTCGCACCATCCTTCGCGAGAACTTAACGTCATACATGGCGTCAACGAATAAAGCGCTTATGGCCCTGACTGCCATTTACGATGACGTGGAAGATGCGGAACAGGCCATGTTTTATGACACGATGCTATCGCAGATCGTGACTCGACTCGCGGCGATCGATGACAAAATCATTGAGCTATTCGCACACACGGCGGACGCTGCTGAAATAATCCAAAAACCCCTAACCAAAGGTAAACCGCAATGAAAGGCTTCGATAAATTTGTAGCTTATACCGTTCAGGTCCCGGAAAGAGAATCGCAGAAAGGCGGTTTCGCTGAGTTGGCCTGTGACGCTTCACAATTCCCTAAGCTCGCGGATATGTTAGAGACTGCGGTAAGAAACCTACCATCAGGCGACCCACACGCTACACAATGGACGCGACAAGGTTTTTCTGTACCGAACCCTCACGAGGAACCCGTAATCATCGTTGATGAGGTTCTAGGCGAGCAGAAAGACGTTCCATACGTGATCGCGGATGAGAACGAAAAGTTTATCTGGCTCGTATTCGAAGAACGTGCCCGCATGTTGTCCCCGGCAACCATCAAAGACGCACTGGCGGAAGTCGAGGAAGAATATTTCGAACGCCACGAAGAACACATGACCAAGCGTGAGCGTAACGACGCCCGCGATAAAATCATCGCTGACTTACTACCGAAAGCCCCGATTAAGCGCACCCGTACAAACGTAATGATCATCGAAGGTGTCGTGATTGTTTTCGCCGGGAGCCGAAACATCGGTGATAAGGTCACATCCGCGCTACGTAAATGCCTCGGTTCACTGCCAGTGATGGATTGGTTCGAAGCGCCGGACTTCGTAAACATGTTTTTAAAGAAGATCGCGAAGTCGGACTACGATTTAGAGACGCCAGTCGGAAAGGCTCGCGCCGACTTCGAACTCGTGGGAAATGCCAAGCTCAAACTAGAAAGCGGCGATTACACTTTCAAAGGCGTTGAGGACATCACGTCTGACGAATCATTCACAACGGCGCTCGAAATGTCAGACGGTATGCACCCATACGGTTTAATCGAAGGGCACCTTCACCTGACCGCAACCGGGACAGACCGCCCGCTGGCCTTCACGCTATCCAATAAAGGGGCCATTAAGGGCGTTAAGTGGGTCGGCGAAGATGAAGAATCGGAATTTGACCCGAGCGAATACGACGAAGCCGAAGAACGCGAATCCGCGATGCTCCGATTCAACGCATGGAACGGCTACACCTCCGCTTTCCTGATCTTAAAGTCGCTATACCTCGCTGCGGCTAACCGTTTTGAAGACGAAGCGGGCGACTGGAATGTAACAAACTATGAGGAAGATGATATCTAATGAAAGAAGAACGTAAGAAACTCGCGGCGAACCTTATGCGCTTGAACATCAACGAGTCATTTTACGTCGAGTGCCAGCCGGAAAAGCTGGCGCACGTTCGACGCATGGCTTACAAGCTGAATATGAAATTGTCGCTGGTCCGAGTTGATAGCGACCCGATTTACGGAACTCCCGGAACACGAGTCACAAGACTTAAATAGAAAACGTTTGACACCGCTGACGGGAGTCGTTAACATTCCCGAGAGTATAATAACTATGTGAGGCACACATGATTAAGTTAATGCACTACGCAAAATATGACTATCGCGATCCGGCGCAGAAAGAGCACCGGGTTTATCCTGTCCCCGACGGCATTCGGGTAGGCGTGTTCGTTCGTGAAGACGGCGTGGAAGTATGGTCATACGACTACAACGGTGATCCTGAGTTGAATTTAACCGGGTTTGCTCCGCACATCGAAGATATATGTTTACGAGCGTGGCAGTGGATGAACGCGCATACCTGTTCACTATCCGGGATCTCGGGCAAAGAGGCTAAAGAGTATAAATCAGGCTTGGTGATAGATGGTTTCTTTCAGGACATCCGCCAGAACTACGGCGAGGCTAACATCACTCGCAACCAATTAGACGAATGGTTGTTGGATGAGTTCGAATCGACCGATGAAACTAAAACTACGTTCATGTATGCGGCAGTAACGACATACGCGGCAGCGAAGACCGGGCGGGACTCTAAGGACATCGCCATGCGCCGCGCCAATTTCCGCCACGCGCTATGTGCGTCCAATAATGAGAGCCATACTAAACCGCGAAACATTTGCGTATCAGAACGGGTTCCGCGCTTCACCGTATGGCCTATGGAACTGGCACCTCAAGACTGGGATCTGGCGAGTAAGAAACCCGCTACATCGGCGTGGCCCGCTGGCGGCGGCATCGCATGGCCTCACGGACAGCAATTCGAAGACCAACTGAATAGCTGTTTTGACCGTGGCTTTGTCGGCGGACTCGACATTGCTGTTTTTCAGGGTTGGAACACCCGCACAACCGCTTATCAATTCATTACTGAGGACGCAACGCTATGAACGCGGGCGATTTAGATGTCATGGCCTTACCACCAATGAAAGACTTTGCGGGCTATAACGGCCCCCTCGACCACCCGATCGTCGTGCCACTGCCGTCAAAAATTCGTGCGGAAGTGTACGTAAGCCACGATTTTAAAACGGTTGAAATTAACGGAGTTTACCGGGACGGAACTTACGCCGCGTCGTGCTGGACCGGGCTTTGTCCTGAACTTGAAGCGCAATTTAAGTTCTTGGCCCA